ATGCATTCAGAAAATCGAAAAGGTAAGCGTGTGAAGGCCGGAAGGGCCTCGGTAAAGACAACGCGAAAAGGTACGTACGATCTCGAATACATATTCGATAGACTGTGCGATGCCAAGCGCGCCGAAAACGTCGTTCAGGAAACGATCGATAAGTACATGCGCGCTTGTCGGTATCTAACGAAGTACGCGGAGGAGATCGGAGTGTCCGCAGACATACGCCATATTGACGTTGACTTTGCGCGCGGATTTGTATCGTGGCTGATTAACGATAAAATAAAGTTCGACGGCCATAATTTCAAATTGGACGAACATAAGACGCAAGGGTTATCTCCGCGGTCAGTTAACGATTATATTAAGACCATACGGACGTTCTTTCGTTTTGCAATTAAAGAGGCGTATGCCGACGATAACCCGTTCGAAGAGGTTACGTTAATCACGAACCCGGAGAGCCCGATAAACATCCTTTCGCCTGACGAAATGCGGGCGATTCTTAATGCGATGGATCAGCGATCTTTCGTTGAATTTAGAGATTACGTTGCGCTGACCTGTCTTATCGACTCCATGATGCGTGTAGGCGAAGTGTTGTCCATTAAAGAGTCAAGTATTGATTTCGGCTCCAAAACGTTGATCCTCGAAGGGAAAGACGTAAAGAATCGAAGAGGCAGATTCGTACCGTTAGAGGATAAAACACTTCGACTGCTGCGCGAACTTATAAGAGAAAACGAAGAATTCGATAGTGAGTATGTTTTTCTAGCAAACTACGGCGAGAAGATGACGACTAATAATTTTAGGCAGCGTCTGAATAACTACGCAGATAGGGCCGGCATCAAAAAGCGCGTGCATCCTCATTTAATACGCCATACGGGCGCCACGATGTTTTTAGAAGACGGCGGAGACATTCGACATTTACAGATGATACTCGGCCATAGCGATCTCCGTATGGTAATGCGCTACACCCACCTATCCAAAAAGGCACTGACAGAGGAGCATAGCAAGCACTCGCCGTTACTTCAGATACAAGAAAATAAAAATAAGAAACGAAAAACTCGGAGACGATGACTCGGCCATACGGCCGGGTTATTTTTTTTGACCATTTTTGCGCGGTATTAATTTGACGTGCATATTATCGGTTGTAAAAAGTTTATCAGAAAGTGTCCGTTTTGGAGATTGAATACGCAGTTATAAACGAGGAGGTGGTCGGATGGGTAGCGCAATAAGTAAGCGGAATTTCTACGGTTACGCAGCGGAGGAAATTGTTCGGGCTGATTTAGCGAAAAGGGAAATTGTTAGTCTTAGTCCAGATATTCCGTGGACGCATTACGATCTGGTCGCAGACATTGGCGGCTCGTTCGTAAAGATACAGGTTAAGACGAAGATGAGCCACGATGGGTACCGTATGATCATCGATAACCGAAAATCGAACGGGGCTAACCGACCATACACGGAAAGTGATTACGATGTTCTCGCGATTGTAGATTTAGAAAATCGAAGAGTTGCGTATCTGCCTTTCGAGGTATGGCAGGGGCGCTCACAAATCTCGATCATGCTCCGCGAAGTTGTCGATATGAACGGATACGGACGAGGGAAGCAGCCGTTATATTTTTCAGACTACTCAGAGTTCCCGGTAATGGGATCGAAAATGGAGGCGGGGTGATAACGAATGACCGACGAACATCAGCGACTCGTATCCGTCGAATCTCAATCGGAATACAACGTCACGTCCGGCAAGGCCGAAACGCGCATCTTCGTTAAGATGTACGTCGACGCCGTCAAGAAAGGGCTTATCGCGGACATCGGGGCGGAGCGTTGGCAGACTCTCTGCGTACTGTCTTCGTTCATGAACGCTAATGGTGAATGTTATCCGACGCAGGATCAGATAGCCGGCGCGCTAAATCTCAGCCGAGCTGCGGCGAACAGGCGGATCAAAGCGCTGTGCGAATACCGATGGCAAGAGCGGCCGTTAGTCGTAAAGCAGAAGGCGCGGGACCCGAAGACGCAGCGATGGGATAACGCAAGGTATACGATCATGCCGATCAGTCAGCTTGCGATATTCGATGGAGATACGGAGGAGCTTACGTAGCCGTGTGACGCCGAGCCATACACGGCGGACCCATACACGGCTCGACTTTACACTAACTAGAACCATCTTTTAACTAGAGCCATTAATAACTAGATAAATAATAGCGCTCAATTAAAACCTTTTCGCGCAGATACTTATTAAATAATAATTCTATCGCGATTAGGAACATCCGCAAGAGTGAGCGTAAGCGAACGATTGCTAGGTCTTATTAATAAACGGAAGGGTGTGCGATATGTTTAGCGAAAATGAACTCCACGTTATTCTTGACGGATTAAAAAAGCTAGATCCGGAAATGCAGTATTATCACGACGGAGAATATACCGGCACTCCATCCGATTTGCGCGCCAAGGTATTGCGACTAATAAACGAAGGAGGCGACGCCAACCATGGCGATTGAAATCCCGATCTCACCGGATTACAAACTAACGTCCGACTCGCTTAACATCATCGTAAATGAACGATATTTCACCGACCCGACAAAAGCGCCGAACTGGCCGAAGAAGCTTGCGGAAAAACCGGACGCTGACCCGACGCCGAAGGAAAAGTGGCGCGAAGTAGCGTACCACTCAACGGTCGAACGCGCAGTACTCGACGTAATGAATCGGCGGTTGCGCGACTCGGATGCGACATCTCTGGCGGAATTAGCACGATTAATACGGGAGTTTCGCGAGGAAATAGCGGCTTTACTGGCGGTCGAGGGCAATCGGTAGGGTCAGCGGTAAAACGCGAAAATACACGGAATGGGGTCGAATAAAATATGGCTGATGGTTATTTAAGAAGAGCGGAGGACATTGCGGATGAATTACGAACACTTAAGCGCGAGAACGAGCGATTGAAGGAAAAAATTAATTGGTTAGAGGAAGGCATCGAGAGTGTCGTCGGATTGGTTTACAAGCATGTAGATAATATGAGCGAATTATATGCGGAAGCTGAACTGTTAGATGATCTAAAGGAGGCGTTAAAGTGACCGAAGAAGTTAAACGATTACGCTGTGCTGTGGCGGATTTGATTGGCGAGAACGAGCGGTTAAAGGCGAAGAATGACCGGCTTGAACTGCGGAATAAGGAACTCCGGCGCTGTGTTCCTGCGCTTAGTACAATCGCGACCGTATCGAGTATTTCTAAGGGAGATATCGTTCTTAGGGAAATCAATAGAATCGCAAAGGAGGCGCTAAAATGAAGGGAACTATCCTGGTGAATGAGTTGAGCGCGGAAAAACAAGCAGAATTTGAAAAACTGACGGATGATTACAGTTATATTCTTCAATTGCTGAACTTATTTATTCAAACTAACAACTTAGATTACGACGAAGCTTGGGATATCGCAAACCAAAGGTACGATGAAGATATGACATACGCGCCAAATGAGTGACGTTGTATCTCAACTATATCGCAAAGGAGGCGTTAAAATGACACCGACAATCACGAAGGAACAGGCGGATGCCTTACTACATCTTTATTCTACGGGATGGTCGAAATCAGACGTACTTGAGCATCACGCAACAGGCGAATGGTTGGATCACTGTTATTCGCTAAATGACCTCGACATCTTGACGCTTGCAGCCGCACTAGTCAACGAATACGAAGTCGAAGCGACGCCGGAAGACCGGGTACGCGAGTATTTCGCCGAACTTCAGGAAAAGCAACGGACTTCGCAATCCCGGGGCGTTACGTTCAGCCTTGAATGCGAAAGGGATGGCGTTATCAATACGCTCAATCTTCTCGGAATCAAAATCGAAGGAGTGAACGCGCGATGAAACGACCGACACCGTACGAATTAAACGAAGCAATATCAGCGCTACAGCTCGGCGTACCCGAACACCTTAATCATCACGTTTGGCGCCTTCTCTACGAAATCGAAGCCTTACGTGAGGAGGTCAGAAGATGACAACGTATGAATCAAAGCCGGTCGCCAATTGGAATACGCGCGACTTCCAAGCGTACCTCAAAGCGGAGCACGAAAGGCTCTACGACGTCCCTTACGCACCTTTTCGCGGCTACCAAGCCGAAGCTGGCATGCTCGGACGTTGGGTCGGTACGAAACAAAAGCCGGGCGCATATGGGCCGGAGATAACGAAGCGATTCATCGATCTGTGCTTCGCGGAATATAAACCGTCGCTTGAATATCCGGGCTTGAGCTTCGGATTTATGCAGACGTACATGGGACGAAATTTACAGCGGGCGGTGAGCGGTCTGGCAGCCGAACAGCAAAGAGCCGATCGCAATGAAGGCGTAGATAATACATGGTTTTAAACGAGGAGGGATTGCGGAATGGTATGTCGATTATGTAGAGAACGCGGCAAGACTTGGCACGGATCTGATCCGGTTTGCGCTTTCGAAAATGGCGTGTTTTCGCCGGATAACTGGGCGTGTGCAACGATGGGTAAACTGCGCAGGTTATCGGAGGAACTAGGACATTCCGATCGAGACGATGATTCTTGCGGATCAATAGGATACGTACCTTTAAACGATAATTATGCGCCTGATACTTACGAAGGGTTTGGCGGCTATGTCGTAATGATGTGGTATAAAGAGCGCGGAAGAGTCGGTAACGCAGTATTTATGACGGATGAGAGAACGGAACCCTTGACGATTGAGCACGCAGAGATCGCGATCAAAACAGCGGAAAAGTGGTTGCGGGTAAGTGAATAACGAAGTTAAAAACGAGGAGGCTGACGGAATGGAAAGCGTAAATAAAACGGCTATTGATAGTGCGAGCACAGTATTCGAAAAGGTAGGCGAGGATTATATCGGAAGCAAGTCGAGGTTCGGCGATATTCTAATCGGGGCACCATATTCAGAAGCATTCGTAAAAGCCTACGCAAACGAACGAAAAGATGTCCTCGTTATTCCGCAGACAATTGAATATACTGCGTTTCTCCACAACGAGGAAATGAAGAAAGTCGCTAAGAGCGGACAGGAGGCGATTAAAGATCGAGCACAAGCCCGCCGTGATGAAATCGTTGAGCAGTCGAAGGCGGACGTTGAGAAGCTGTCTAATTACGGTGATGGCGTACGATATGTAACGGGTACGGGGAGTGTCGCAACCTGTAAAGTGGAGTTCGTAGTGAATAGCGATAAACGAGCAGTTGTTGCGCTATTAAAAGGCCTCCGCACCGGGAAGGTTTACGCAAAAGGAATCGCCAAAGCCGCCCCTGACGACTGCTTCAACGTCCATATCGGTAAAGCAATCGCGCTAAGACGTGCGTTAGGCTTGGCGGTGCCAGACGAATACTTAAACGCTCCGCAGCCGACTGAGGTTCGTGTGGGCGACGTTGTTGAAGGTCATGCAGTTAAGGACACCGCGCTAGTTATTTCAGACGATGCGTGGCCGCCTATATCCGGCGTGTGGGTACCGCTGAAATATGCGCGTCAATACGAATTTAGAATCATCGACGACTCACGCGAAGGGGTGGTTGATTAATGGAAGTATATGTGAAACTGGATAAACACGAGATTATGCAGGCGTGCATCGAGTATTTAGATAGACGAGGTTACGTTCTTAAAACATTTAGTTTGCGTGATAATCACGTGACGGGCGACGTTGAACGAAAGCAATAACGAAAGGAGGTCCGCGAATATGACTAACGAAAACAATTGCGTACTTGCTAACGGATGCATGGGGGCAGGTACGGCGGCTTGTACGAAACACTGTACGGCTTTCATTCAGATGCACGGCGTAAGCGGAAACGGAGGACGTTCGGCGGCGGCAGGGCTTCCGCGTGAGTACCGGCTCGTGACGCTACAGAATTCGCCGGCGCGTGGTGATCAAGCGGAGGCTTATAAAGCGGCTTATGCTTACGCGTCTACATTTAATCGTCAATTCGATCAGCAATCTGGTTCGGTAGCGGCAGCGGACCGCATAAAGTCGCTATACCTCGTAAGTGAATCGCCCGGCACCGGTAAGACGACGACGGCAGCCGCACTTCTTAACGAATGGCTGCGCGTTCATTACAGCGGCTCCCTGCGGCGTGGTCTCGAACCATTGCAGCGGCCAGCGTATTTCCTCGATGTGAACGCGTGGCAGAACGACTATAACGAATTCAACCGTCCACGTGTTCCGGATTCAGTCGCAGAGCCGGCGGCCGCCCGTTATTATCGTGCGCTTGAGGCCGCAAAGAAGGCGCCGTTTGCGGTGCTGGACGATATAGGGGTTCGCGATGCAACGGACGGCTTCCGCGGCGATTTGCACACCGTTATTAACGCAAGGGTAACGAATCAGCTGCCGACGATCTACACGAGCAACATTGCGCTCGATCAACTTTGGCAAGTATTCGGTGAGCGACGTCTGGCCGATCGGGTGGGCGACCTATGCCGCGAGATTGAATTCGTAGGCGAATCGAAAAGGGGGATGCGCAGATGAATATTCCGTTAAGTATCGTTGAAGCCGGTAAGACCGACGAGTACGTACGGCTTCAGCAAAGACTTGAACATTTTAATGAGAAAAGAGCCGAAGCACTGACTAAGGCTTTAGCCGCGGCGCGTAATGTATATGAAGCTTTGCCTCACTTCAGGCCTTCCGCATACCCTATGCCTACAGGACAGGTGATCGAAATTAATAAGGCGACCGCAAGATGTCTGATCGCAAATAGAGAGTTGGAAAAAGTCGAGGTCATATTAACAGTTGTTGAAAACGATATAAAACGTCTAGAGGAAGGAGGTGCGTAGATGAGGCTATTCGGACGAAAATCTAAAGAGGAGCGTCCGCTATGTTTTCACGAATGGAAAGTCGCCGATGTAATGGTTGAATATGAGTATAACGGAGTAGCAGAAGATTCTGTTGATTACTATGAAACCGGCTGCGTTAACTGCGGAAAGATTCGAAAGGTAGATCGTTATGAATATTTACGGATGTGTAACGCTGGAATGATTGCGAGGGATGCGTAGATGAAAACGGAATTCACCTTCGGGGATATCGTCTCGGTTGCCGGGTACGAAAATCGGATATTCTACGTCGATGCTTGGCGAGAAGTAAAGGCAACCGATGAGTGGGGCGTAAGTGAATACGTCGAGTTCGAACTGACCGACGCGATTAACGGTGAATTCCTCGACGCGTACGAAACGGATCTGCGGTTGGTATGCCGGAAACAGTTCGCGGAAGATTACCTTCTAGAGTACGACGAGACGAATTATCCGGAGCCGTCGGGCGGGGCTTTTCATATTGCGGACATTTTTCCGACATTACCAAGCGTAGAAAGCGTCGCGGAGTTAGGAAAAGGACTCAAAAAGGTGGCGAGTGATATGTCGAAAAAGAAAGCGCAGGAGGTTTCGAAGGAAATCGACGGGTTGCTGGACGAATACAACGATAACATGCGCTTGTACGAGACGTTCGGGGATGCGGAGTATAAAACGAAGGCTGACGTTGTGCTGGCGAAATTGAGACGGGAGGTGGGCGAATAGATGCAGGAATTAGTTATAGGGTTTATATTTTTTGTTAGCGCAAGTATAGCTGGGTTCGTAATTGCCACGAAAGGAGAACAGAAGTAATGGGCGTATGGAGATCGGATTGGGTTTTGATTGGCGCGGATATAGGATACGATCAATTCGATGAATACAAGTACGAAGAATACGAAAAATTTGAGGGCGTGGATAGCTCGGGTGAGATTACGTATTTAATAGACGGGATGAGTGGCGGGTATTTTGTCGTCGGTGAGGTCGTGACCAAAGCATCTGAATATACGGGATTCAGGCTTTCAGAAATAGAAGTCGGAGATATTTACGAAAATGCTTGCGAAAGAGTGCGAGCGCATATCCGCAATGAATTCGGGATTGAAGCGGAACCGAAGCTTATCGTTATCACACATTTTACGTAAGGAGCTGAACGCCCATGAACTACGGAACTTTATTAATATCGAAGGCCATAGAGGCGAACGATCCGAACGCCCTGTTGCGCTTTAATGTTTCCGAAGCCGACTTCCAAACGCAGGGCGAACGCAAGGCCTTCCGGTACGTTATGGATTACGCGGAGAAATACCGAGGCCAAGCGCCGACGGCCGAGATGGTTGCGAATGAGGTGCCGGACTTCCAACCGGATTTTAATATCGAAGCCAGTTACGATTACCTTGCGAAAAATCTCAAGGACCGGGCGGCCGAGCGCGAATTTATCGAGCTGATGAACGGGCGTATTGATCCGGAAACCAATCGCCAAGTGCAGGAGCCGCAACTCGAAAAACGATTTATTGAAGCGCAAAAAAGCGGTGATATGGGAAAATTCTTCGAGTGGTTGACGGGGCAGGCCGAAAGTCTTAAAATGAGAACAAACGTTCGAAATTCGGTTGGTACGGATATCAAACGAGACATCGACAAATTTAAAACGGAATATGAAAACCGTAAGGCCGGCGAATCCTTCCGGATCTGGCGCAGCAAATTCGACTTTGTCAATAAGGCGATGGGCGGCTATGTTTCGTCGAACGTATACGTGATCTACGGAAAGTCGGGCCGGGGTAAATCGGCCATAGCGTTAGAGGAAGTCATTAACTGCGCGATGCAGGGGGCGAACGTTCTAATATGGTCGATGGAAATGGGCTGGTACGAAGTGCTTGTGCGCTTATACGTATCAATTTCAGGAGAATTCGGCATCGACAATAATCCGTTAGAAGGCGTCAATATGGAACGTGATATCGGTTACTTAGGACCGGGCGGATTCAATTCTCGCGATGTCCGGCAGGGCAAACTATCCGACGAGTTTGAGGCGGGTTTTATGGAATTCCTCGATCGGCTCAACGAAATCCTTCCGGGTAATATTACGGTGCGAGCCGTCGACGATGAAGATTTCGTCTCTCGTACATTGCGCGATCTAAAATCGGACATTATCGAAACGAAGGCCGACGTCGTGCTCGTAGATCCGTTTTATTACCTCGATTACGAAGCCAACACGTCAAAGACTGCGGGTGGGGATGCGGCTAATACTTCGCAAAAATTGCGACGTCTTGCCGGGCATACGAAAGCGACTATCTTTGCGCTCACACAGGCGGATGAGGATGACGAAAAGGCGGGCGACGACGGAGAGCGAGAACTGAGTTTACCGCAACGTAAAGGCGTCAAGAAAACGAAAGCCCTGCTCGAAGATGCTGCGTTATTGATTGCGGTTGACACGAACGCGAAAGAAGGACGCGGCTTAATCGGATTGAATAAAGGGCGCGATGGCGGCGAAGGGGAAGTCGCAGAAATTATCTATCTGCCGCAAATCGGCGTGGTGAAACAGCCGGAAACAGGCGCCGGAGCTGCGGACGTGTTCGAGTTTTAGAGCGATTGGAATTTAACGGATGATATTGTCAACAATTACATCTAAATTTTTGAATATTTTCGACAAATTGCGACTGTAATTCTCGTAACAATGTCGTAATATAATTTACAAGTCTCGAAAGGAAGTGTCTCGAATTGCCGATATTAACTTTGAATGGACGTTTTGTAGACGTCGACATTCGGTATGAGCTCGAACAATTCGACTGGACCCGGCCGACTTGGGGCGATGAACGCCTGCTGGCCGCCAGTCCATTCAGATACGATCGGACTCCGAGCTTTTACGTATACCTCGAAGACACAGCGTCGGCAAAAGCCGGCTATTGGGGCGACTCAGGCGCCTATGACGAAGAGTTTGCGCGGGGTGGGTTCGTTAAACTGCTCGCTTTCCTGCGCGGCGAAACCGAAGACGACGCAATCGATTACTTATTGGAAACGTATGCACCGGCGGCTGAAGGCGGGCGTATGGCGCTGCGGCTTCCGAAATTAAAGGCCGTCACGAAGCCGGAACCTTTAGCGGAATCGGTCCTCGCTGACACAACGCCGGGACCTAACGCTTATCTAACGGGCCGGGGCATTGCGGCCGCAGTACAAGAAGAGGCCGGCGTATCACTTGCCGGTAACGCAGTCGCGATCCCTTGGCGGCTTCCTAACGGGCGGCTGGCTAACGTTAAGTATAGGGGGACGAAGGGGAAGGCGTTCTGGTACGTAAAAGGCGGCATGCCTATCCGGTATTTAGTTTACGGAATGGATCTCGTGTATGCGCAGCGGATTAAAAGCGCAGTGATATGCGAGGCCGAGATCGATGCCATGGCGTGGCGGTCTGCGGGCATACCGGCGATCGGAACCGGTGGCAGCACATTTAATTTACAAAAGGCGGACATAATTGCGCAGTCACCTATCGAATATTTAACGGTGGTTACAGATAACGACAAAGCTGGCGAAAAGTTACGGCGGGAGATTGAGCGTTATTTGATCGGAAAGGTGCGGCTTGCGCACGGTTATATTACGGAGGTGAAAGACGCTGATGAACTACTTATAAAGCGCGGTACAGAAGCGTTGCGAGACGTGTATGATCGTGCGGAGGTCGTGAAGCATTCTTTACGTTTAGGTTCGGGAATTCCCGTACTTTAGGTCGGCGGAGGTTGTATTAACCCTCCGTGTTGCTGTCGGATACCTCAATCCAATCGTACAGATCTTCGGGCGCACAGCCGAGCATCATCGCGATATTGTAGGTTCGTTCGATGCTCGGCAGATTCCGAAGGCTGACGTAATCGGACATTTGCGTTTTTGATACTCCGACCATTGCTGCGAGTTGAGTGGAACTAATTCCGCGTTTCTTGCGTAGTTCGGGTATCCGACATTTGCCGACCTTAAACGTAATAAACACCTCCATTCGTAAAGGTGTCCAGTATATTTTATATTATCGCTTTAACAAAAACTACCGAAAATTATTATTGACATATCGATAATGCAATAATTATAATTGAGTTAGTTAAAAGTTGCTGATCGAATTTAAATAGATAATCAAGGAGGTAGGCTCACTTGGAATACATCACAAAAATGGTGCATGATTTTATTGAAGACCACGATGACATAAAAAAGACGGATGTTATGGAGTTTGTTGGAATGAGTGAAAGTGCATATAGGGATTTTTTCAAGAAAGGCAAAATAAGTTTCAAGAAACTTATTAAATTCGCTCAACTGATTTCAAGAGAAACAGGAAAGGGAAGTCATGAAATTTTGTCAGAATGGTGTTTGCATATCACGCGGACAGAAACAATAAAAAATGCATTTGAATACTCCGCAATTACTACAAACGCTCCCCTTTTAAAAAGATTATTACTACTTCACCAAAATACTGACGGAGTTCTTAAACAGACGGTGGAAGTGTACCGCATTGTTTATAACTATATGGTAGGAACGTTGAGCGGCTTTGAACTGAAGGATGCAATAGAAAGACTCCACAATATAACAAGTAAACCACTTTTGATCTTAATGAATATCATTCGACAGTATAACAACTATTTTGAAGGTGACATACAAAAAATAATAAATGAAGTCTCGGAAATCCAGAAGGATATAACAAACCTAGGGCCGCGAGAAACCTTTTATAAAGAATGCTTAACGTTCAGGGTCTGTGAATTATTAGCGCCTATTAGTTTGCAACTTAATGATGTAAAATCTGCTCGGGATTTTGCTGAATCCATTATTAATGCAAATATATCCGCGAAAAAGAAATCTGATGCATATTATGTTATAGGGATGTCGTACTTACCGGATGATAAAAATGTCTGTTTGTATAACCTCCGGAAAAGTTACGAGTTAATGCGTGAAGTGGGCGATTTGCAGTATATCCAAGAGGCAAAGTTCAATTTAGATTTCGCTAAAGTCTTTCACGGCGTTGAGCTTGATGAAGATTCTAACTTCAGGCTGAGAGCATATCAGAAAGCGAGAAATGGGAAAATTTCTTTAGCGAAGTTACATACGATATTAGAGAGGGGCGATAAAGACAATTTTATAATATTTTTCGAAAACACAGCGGAAAAGTCAATAGATGTAATGTATAATTGCCTAGAGTCTTTTTTCTGTCAAGAAAACTTCTTTTTTGCAAGGTTAGTAGCGAAAGAGCTTGAGAAAGCAGGAGCTGACTCACGAGCGCTTAGACCATTCCTAAAATTCAAAAATTAATTAAAGGAGAGGTTTTAATTGAAAAAGATATTATTAGCCACTTTAATCGTAGTGATGGCGGCAGCAGGATTTGCATTTAAATATGATACACAGAATCAAGCTAGCACCGAAGGAGGATATAAGGTAGCCGACATTCGGGTTGGCGCTTAATTCTTTATTAACCCCACAACATTACGTTGTGGGGTTTTTTAATTTTCTAAAGCTTCTACGAAACACGATACTCAGGTCGTATCCGCGCTACTTATTTTTATATAAATAGGGTGTCGTTTTCAGATAATTGCAGAAAATACTTGGTATTATTTACACATAGAGAAAAAACAAACAAAAAAATGCGCGGTTGTGTAAGTAGGTGCATATAGTCGTATGTAAGCAAAAGGGAGGACGTAAAATTGAGAAAAGAACAATTGAATAGCGAAGTATTAAAGTACCAAGAAAGTAGAAGTGAATCTGCTTTTAGGATGGTTTACGATTACTTCATAACAAGAAATGACCGAAAGTTCAAAACGATCGGTAAATCAATTGGTGCAGATTATTATGAGGCAAGAGCGATTTATGAAGATACCTTACTTTCTTGCATTGAGTCGTACAACGGAGAGCATGATTTTGAAAGGTTATTTAATGCAAGTGTTCCGTTACAGAGGCGTTATTTTTTAAGGGGGCGGGTAAACAGAAACAAAAGAGAAATTATACCAAAAGGAGACCATAAGGATGCGGCAACATTCGAGGTCCCCTGCACGATAACCCCGGAAGAACTTTTGACAACAAAAAAAGAAGTTGACCAGCGGCAACTGATCAACTTCCTATTAGGTACTACATCTGACGCAACGACAATACAAATCGCCGAAGCATATCTTTCGAGTGAGAAGCCAACTCCGACGGCAATCGGGAAAAAGTTGGGTCTACATCACTCAACAGTCATACGCAAACTCGAAAAGCTCTCACGCAATTTCGATACCAAACAGTTCGGCGATTACCGAGACTACTTGATCGCGCAATAACTACGCAGCTAGGCCCGAAGGACTTTCGCTACGTCCTCATTGTATTGCATATTGTCAACGAATTCAAGAGAACAATTATGCGAACATGTCCTCGGCCTAGTGCGATTATCCTTAAAATAACGGAGGCTAACGTACTATGCATACATCGAATTTACCCACATTTAACGAATCTCAAACGCTTTTAGCGCTAGATGAGCGCAAACTCACCGATTTCATTTACCAAGGCGCATGGCCGCACGATGAAGATCCGGCCGACTATCTCCCGGCTACTCCGATTAAGGCGGTGCGCGTCGGATGAAACATTACGAGGTCACAAGACACGCCGTTGATCGTGCGGTAGAACGATTAGGGATAAGTCGCCCACAAGCCGCCGGGCATATTCGGAATTTAATGCAAACGGCTTTCTATGTAGGCGATCTCAGCAACGAACATGGCCATCGAACAAAAGCGTTCGATCATATTAAATCAAGAACACGATTGATCGTCGATGGTATTCGAGTAGTGACCGTCTACAAGATGGCCGATCCTTTGGCGCCAGTCGAAGATAACCCGACCGCAGGTACACAGCTGATTACCGAGTTGCCTGACGAACTGAAGACGGTAATCAAACGTAAATCAGGCGCTATTATCGTCCGCCATAAACGCGAATTACGAAGCTTAACGATTCAGCTTGCGGAAAAGAACCTCGAAATTGCGCAGCTCGAATTAAACCGCGCAAAAGCTCGCGCACATAAGATTATCGCAGTCATTGACGCAAAGATCGCCGTTGCTCGTTCTGAATACGCGTCAATTAACGAAAAAGCTAACGCGATTAAATCCGAAATTGAATCGATTGAGAAAGGCGTGGCGGCGTATGTCTGATCTTTCGTGGGTGGGACCGATTGCCGCCGTCATCATCGGATTAATACTTTTCGGTATGTGGACGCAAAGTGGCGAAGACGACGCATCATAGGCGCGTCGCGCCCTCGGAGAATGTCGGGGCGGCCGTTAGGTAATCCGTGTCGCGTCGCTACTGCCAAGCGCTGGCGGCGTTTCGGGCGCAGACACCGGCATTTTGCGAGGGCGAAAAGCCTTAATAAAAACGTAGGGGGAAAACGAATGAGCATTCGAGATATCTTAAAGAAACGTGAAGAGGAACGGGATAAAGCGTCAAGTGGCGAAAGTGAATTCCCGGAAGGTGTTACGCGATATGTTCGCGTTGGAAGCTATGGAGAAATCAACAAAGACGGACGCAACTTAGTCATTCTCGCGCAGCCTGACGATTGGTACATCTACTTTGTTCACGAAAATAAAGAATACACGGGGAAAGGTTATGATCACAAATTCCGCAAACACACATGCCTGCACTCTCCACACGATAAAGTAGGTACGGAAGAATTACAGCAGTATTTCCGTCCAGGTAAGGCTGAATGCATTTCGTGCAAAGCCGGTGCGCAACGTAAGATGTTTTTTATGATTCCGGTCTACGATCCGAAATATAAAACCTATCGCGTAATTGATATCGCTGAGTTCCACGCGAACAATTTAATCGACGACTATGACAAGGCCGAGAAACCTGCGAAGAAGATCCTTCCGGATTACACACTCGTAGGTCAGGCGGTTCACTTTAAACAGGCAGATAAAACGTACTCGTTGGAAACGGGTGATCTCCCTGACGAAGTCATTGAAGAAGCAAAAGCATTTATCGGCATCGATTACAAGTACGAAGAGCTCGCAAACTTTCGTGAAGAAAGCGACATTGTTAAGCTGCTACACGAAGCGAAAGACGGTGTTAAGAAATCTGTATTGCCTCCGTTAGAGGGCGGCAGTGCGACAGACTCTAACGAACCTACTTCCGAAGAATTACCGTTCTAATCACGTACCAACCAAACGAAAAGGAGGCGCTTATATGGCGCATAAAGCAGAAGATACCGGCAAGTATTCGGAACTGATCGCTCGTGCTGCGCTGCTGGCTAGCGGCTGGCAGGCGGTCAGTACGTCCGAAACGGAAGAGGCATTCGATATTAGCGCAAAAGATCCGTTGAGTGGCGAGTGGAAAACGTTTCAGGTGAAGACGATTATCGTACGTAAAAAGCGCGGCGGAAAGCGGATCGTTCAGGCGCGGAAGCACGACGGCACGCCTTATATGCTTGACGAAGTCGATTACTTTATCGGCGTCGAAATCGGTACAGGAGTGGCGCCCACCGTTTGGATGTTCGAGAATCGCGAGCTAAAGGAGTATTGGGGGCCGCAGTCGAAGGACGGCAAGCGGTGGGTACGGATGGATTTGAACTTTCGACGTGAAGACGTAGAGCTTACGAAAATTAACGAATCGGAGGCTGTATGATGGCGAAATATAAACTCTTCAAAGTCGGCCTAGACGGTTGTTACGACATTATTGCGGCAGAAACAGCGGAGCAAGCATTGGCGCATCAACTAAGTTTGATCGAGCCGAATCACTATTCGGTGGGTGAAGTGCCGGAAGTTTCCGAGATTGATACAGATACGGTGGAGAAATTCGAGACGGAAACGGGCAGATTTGAATACATGACATATGCGGAATACTTGGCGGATTTTAAATACGGTGAGCCAGAAATTGTTTGCTGGTTCGAATAAGGAGGACGAACAGATGGCGAAATTAAACGGCGTTAAGACACTCGATATGGTGAACGGTGAAATTACGAAGGTTGCGTATGGTGGCGCGGAATATGTGAAGGCGGAAGGTTTGCCGAAGAAAGGCGATTTGGTACGGGCCGAGGAAGGTGGTTACGATATTACCTACGGCGCTTTCTACAAAATTACGGATGATGCCGACCATGCGGACGACGTTAGATTCTTGGACGACGTAGATTTTGGGCGGGTTAGATTTGGCGACGATTACGAACTCTTCCGCAAAGTCGCCGCCTGCACCGATCCGTCCTTAGAAGAACGCGTCAGCTCCGCGGAAGGCGAAATCGAAGCGCTAAAATCCGACATGGCTACGTTGAAGGGTGAAGCGGGGTACGTACGGATTGACAAAAGCGAAGCGCAGGAAGGCGATTATATTAAGTTCGATGAGGCTCCTAGAACTTATCTAACCGCGGGCGAGTATTACGAAATTGATTACGTTGATTCGCACGGAGATCCTCAGATCACTGACGATGACGGAGACGAATTTGATACGTACTCTCTGGACCATTGCGAATTCGAAGTCTATCGAAAAGTAAGCGCCGCAAGCGTAGAAGTTGAGCCGAAGCCTGAGCGCCTGAAGGTCGGTGATTATGCGAAGGTGGTCGGTCAGGCTATTGTCACCGAAAAAGGAGAAATCGTTAAAGTAATTCAAGATACGGGTGCGATCATTCCTTTTAAGGTCGAAACTATGGACGGTAAATACACGGAATGGCGTTCAGAAGCATCACTCGTCCGCGCCACTGACGAAGAAGTTGCCGAAGCTAAAGACGAAGCAGCACGCGCTAAATTTAAAAAAGGCGCTAAAGTGCGGTTGCTTTCAGGCGGCGGAAAGCTCCCTCTTATCGGATTCAAGAACGGTAAGATTTACGAGGTTTCCGATAACAATTTCGACCATCCGAGGAGGGGCAAACGTATTCGAATCGAAGGCGGCGACTGTTTTAGAGGGTCCGGATGCGCAACGCCAGATCAGCTCGAAATTTTAACCGAAGAGGAAGTCGCCGAGATCGAGCGCAAGCAAGCCGAAGAAGCGAAGTGGGCGAAGATTGGACGTAAGGTTGGCGAGTATAAGAGAGGAGATATCGCGCGAGTAGTAGACAACAAGTGTGCTGGACGTGTAGCAAACGGGGATATTATCGAAGTCCTCAAACAAGCCTCTGGTGGGTCCGTCGTGGATACAGTGCATGGATATTTTCTTAAAGTCGAACTCATTACGCCAGTCGAGGCGCGCTTTGACCGCTAAGCCGGCCACCGTCTGCGCCGCATGTAACGCTAACCTTTACGAAGGGCGATCCGCAATTTACGATTCGCTCTTCGAGGTTTATGCGTGCGATCCGTCTTGCTGGTCGGAATGGTATGCGGATAACGAAGCGGACTATAAACGAAGATGGACGGAGGCGGTCGATTTATGAAGAGATTACCGAGAGCGATTGCGTTTGTGTTCGGTGTATTAATGGCATTCATTGCCGGACAGTGCGTATTGAACATGGATGTGTTTGCTACTGTAACGTGCGTTCTAGGCGTTTTTGTATTCGGATGCCTTAACGTAATAATGAGCGAATAAGCGGTATATATTACGCGAGGAAGGAGGACGACGAATGGAAGGCTTACGGTTAAATATGAACGCGCTGAAGCCGGCGGCTCCGAAATCGGACGCAGTAGAGGCGACGGCCAAGCGGAAGGCGAAAGCCAAGACCGCCGAGCCGATCGAGGAAAGCTGGCGGAAGATATTCGCGATGAAACTATCGGATGCCGATCGCAAAAGGGTAACGGAAGTCAAGGCGGCCATGGATGCGGGCAAACTAGCGCGCGATCCGGCTGACTGCGTGAACAAGGCCGGCAATCCTAAGGCGTTCAGCAAGGCGGAGGCACTCCGGCTATGGAAGACGTTACAAGAAGCCCAGCGCGAAGAAACCTTGCGGCAGATGGTCGAGAATACGCCGGATAATTACTGGCTGATTACGGATGTCGAACGTTTCAACGAATTTCTGGCGCTGCTGGCTGACGAAGAAGAGATCGTATTCGACGTAGAGACGACGGGCGCTGATACGTGGGAAGACCGGATTGTAGGTAACGTGATAAGTGCAGTCAAGTCGAACATACACGCTTACATTCCGACTAAGCACGTTACAGAGGCGCCACAGCTACCGCACGCTTACGTCATGGAGAAGCTGAAGCCGATTTACGAAGATGCTTCCGTTAAAAAGATCGCGCATAACGGCAAATTCGATATTCACATGTTATCACATGAAGGCGTTACGCTGCGTGGCTTAGCGTGGGATACGCAGTTCGCTATGCATATTCTTAACGAAAATGAGCGCGTGACTGGCGGATCTTATCGACTAAAGGATCTCGTTACTAAATATCTCGGCATTCCTTCGCAGACATACGATGAGTTATTCGGTAAGGCCGGCTTTCACGAAGTCGCCGATTTAAGAGTTGCGCTGGCATATGCCGCAAAGGACGGTGACGTTACGCTCAAATTACGTAATTTCCAACGCGAACACTTACGAAAGATTGGACTGCTCGAATACTACGAACAAGTCGAGAATCCAACGATCAGTGTGTCGGTCGAGATGGAGGCAGCTGGCTTCGTACTGGATATCGAGAAGGCTAAAACGTTAGGCGCCGAGCTGAAAGCGGAACTGATCGACATCGAAGAGGGTTTGCGTAAGCATTTCGGCGAGATTAACTTCAATTCGCCGGCACAGCTATCGGAAAAGTTTTTCGATGAATTAAAGCTCGACCGTTACTTGCCGAAGGGTTTCAAGAAATCGACTGACGTTAAGACGTTGAAATTACTGGCGCCACATCACGAAGGAATTAAGCTCTTGTTATCTTATCGCGAGAAGACGAAGCTGCTCGGAACGTATATCGAAGCTTTGCCGCAACAGGTAAAGGCAGACGGGCGCATTCACGGTAATTTCAATCAAACGGGCACCGTGACCGGACGCTTTTCTTCGAACAATCCGAACCTACAAAACCAGCCGTACTTTGCGCGTAAGTTATTCGTCGCTCCTCCGGGTCAGGTTATTTTATCCGGTGACTTCTCGCAGCAGGAACCGAGATTTCTATCACATTTTACTGGCGAAGAAGTCCTCGTAAATGCTTACCGTGAAGGACGCGATCTTTATTCAACGGCTGCCAGCGAATTATTCGGCTTGCCGATTGAGGAATGCGGTGACGGTTCTAAGTATCGGAAGATGATGAAAACAGGCATACTCGCGGTTATGTACGGAACTGGCCCGAAAACACTTGCCGATCAGCTGGGCATAACGGAGAAGGAAGCGAAGGACTTTATCGCTCAGTTCTACGAGAAATACCCGAAAGTTAAGGCGTGGATTGACGGCAACGAGCAATTTGCAAAGCGTTACGGATACGTTCAAATGTTTCACGGACGAAAGCGTAGGCTCCCGGAAGCTAAGTCGCGCGACCGATTTACACAGTTCCGAGCAATGCGCCAAGCTACAAACGCGATTATCCAAGGCAGCGCGGCCATACAGACGAAGCTAACGATGATCGAATTACAGAAGCTATGCCGCCACAAGGGATGGACGATGGCTTTCTCGGTACACGACGAAGTTGCCGTTTATGCTCCGGAAACTTTAACGCGTGATGATGTAGCGGATTTCGAGGCGGTGATGCTAAATACATTGCGGCTAGATGTGCCGAATAAGACGGATATTGAAATCAGCCGAAGATGGGGCGAAGGATTTCCGGTGGACGAATGGTTTAAAAACAAGGAGGCGGTTTGATGAGCGAAATGAAAAAGTATACGGATATCGTGCGCCTTGGTCATCATACTACTGAGGGCGTTCTGACTGAGAATGATTACGTAGTTGTTTACGAAAAACTGGACGGAGCGAATGCATCGTTCACGCTCAATCCTGACACATATGAGATGGAAGCTTTTTCGCGTAATAGGAAGCTAGACAGCGAGAACAACTTACGGGGGTTCTATGAATATACGCAGAAAATCGACCCGGAGGACCTCAACAGCGATTACATCTACTTCGGAGAATGGCTCGTTAAGCACAAGGTTGATTACGGTGTTAATAAGAATGAATTTTACCTCTTCGATATTTACGACAAGAAAGAGGGACTTTATCTCTCACATGTTGCCGTTGTTGCAGAGGCTTTCCGGCTTGGTCTTACTTTGGCCCCTATTCTTTACGCAGGTAAATATCGCGGCTTCGATCATTTACAAAACTTTGTTGGGCGCAGTGCACTAGCGAATGAGTCGGCCGGGGGCGAGGGTGTTGTTGTGAAAAACGTAAGCTATCGCGATAATTTCGGCAAGCAACTTTTCGTAAAAGTCGTCAGTGATTCGTTCAGAGAGATGCAGCCACAGAAAGCTCCGCGTGATCCTGCGAAATTAAACGCCGAGCAAACATTTGTAAGAACGTTCGCAACGAAAGGACGTGTCGATAAACTCCTACGAAAGATGGTGGACGAAGGGGTTATCGAAGAGAAGTTCGATCTATCGGACATGGGCGTAATCCTCTCGCATTTAGGAGGCCGAGTACACGACGACCTTATTAAAGAAGAATCCGACAGTTTGCCGCAAGACTTCGAAGAAAAAGCTGTACGTAAGGCAATCGGAAAATATGTTCCGGTGCTTGTGCGCGAAATTATCGAGGAAGAAACGAAACGGGAGGCGGTTTAATTGACGAACGCAAACGCACGATCAGCCGCAAACTCACTGCGCGCCCAATTAGCGCCGTCGCCGCCCGAACCAACCGGCTATGCACAGCAGATTGCGGATGAGCTCATCGAATATCTAAACGAATGGCACTCGCTGCCGGAAACGTGGGATAACGCATTGGACGCGCAGATCCACCGATGGTACGCAGAAGCTCCGAAAGTATTTCCGAAGAAACCGTATTTTTCGCCGTCCTCTGCGAATGCCTGCCCGCGTGAACTTTACCATAAGGCGTTGGGCGATTCGCGAGACATAACGCGAAAGCCTCCGTATCAGGGGCGCTGGACTCGCATCGGAACGGCAATAGGCGATGTGATTCAGCGCGATTTGCTCTTCATGGAAAAACATTTCGAAAAGAAAGTCGGCCGCCCCTGCCCGTTCCGCTTCGAACGCAATCCGGACGGTACGCCGATGTTCGAGGACTTCGCCAAGCGGAACCATAAGATCGAGCGCGCCGGCAAGACGTTTCATCTCTTCGGAACGTGCGACGGTATTATGCGCTATGTCACCGTAGATGGCGAAGTATTGCGCGTAGGCCTCGAAATCAAGTCGAAGCAAACGAGCGCGGCCCGTACGTCTTTCTATTCGCTGAAGAAGCCGGATGAAAAACACGTTAAGCAGTGTGTCGCTTATGCGGAGATGTATGGCGTCGACTTATACGTGATCCTCTACGTAAACGCATCGAAGAAAGCGTGGGAGTACGATGAGGGGGAATTCGAAAAGTCGCCGGACATCCGGGCGTTCGGCCTCGAAATCGGACGCGAAGACATCGATGTGCTACTCGATAGATTCGTAGAAATTCAGAATTCGATTGACGACGGCAAGCCAATGGCGGTCGACCTTAACGGCTGGACATTCAACGGATACAAAACGGCTATTGCGCAGTCACTTACGGCGGCCGAGCTGGAAGCCATCCGCGATAAGGTTTCGCGAGTCAAACGGTCGAACGTCTTTGATTCTACGAAAAGGCAGTACGCCGGGGCGCTTGAGTTTATCGAAAAAGTACGCAAAGGGGAGGCGGTCTGATGGCGCGGTTTATTCTTTACACGTTAATTGCGGTATTGCTTTCGATTATCATTAACGGTTCGATTTCGCTGATGAATCCGGAAGCTGGCGACACACTATCGTTTCCTATCTCTATTCTTCTAGGGCTCATCGCAGGGTGGAAGGCGGTATTAGATGACTAGCGCCAAGCCTATCCGCATTCTCGCGTTAGACATATCGACTAATCCCGGCTTCGCGGTCCTCGAAGTCAAACGGCTGAAGTCAGGTCCGCGCGTGAATCTCGTACACGTAACGTCTGTCAGCACGACGAGCCAGTCGCCGGATAGTCACCGTTATTCCTATATCGAGGCCGCAGCGACAATGGTTCTGCACGAACACGGACCATTCGACGTTGTCGTCCGCGAACATTACACGAAAGGGCGTAATAAGCGATCGACACAAACGGTGTTTGGTGCGTGGGCTGTCATCGACTTGGCGCTCGGTAAATACGGCTATAAGGCGGATGTCGAGATCACGCCGACAACAGTTAAGAAGGACGTAACCGGAAAAGGCAGCGCATCAAAAGACGAAGTTGAGGCGGGAGTACGGCGGATACTTTCGCTTCCAGCCGACTTTACGTTTCGGACAGATGACGAATCGGATGCGGTTGCGATTGGGCTTTCGTATCTTGTCCGCGAGAAGATTATAAAACCGGGGGAGGCGGAATGATGGAGCGCTTAATTAAATGGGGAACGATCGCAGGGATTGCGCTGGCTGTGTTTGCTTTCGTGGTAGCGGCGCCGGCATATACAATTGCGTCTTACCATAACGCAAACACTTACGTAATAAAGGTAACGGATAAAGAAACGAAAACCTCCAAAGATTCCTCGAAGTATCTGATTTTCGGAGATGACGAGAAAGGTAACGCAAAAGTGTTCGAAAATACCGATGCAATATTTGCGCGGAAGTTTAATTCCAGCGACCTGTACGCGGAGATTGAAGTCGGTAAAACATACGAATTCAAGACGGTCGGCTTCCGTATTCCATTCATGTCGAGCTACGAAAACATAATGACGGTAAAGGAGGCGGAATGATGCGAATGGAGGATACTCCGGATATGACTGTTGCGCAAGAGGTATTCGACGCTCTTATTAATTCGTCAGTTGCTTTAACTAAACAAATTCAAGCGAAACAGGGCAGAGAAAATGAAATTATAACACAAGAAGAGGCCGATTTTGTCAATGCATTTCTTGTATACGCTAAGGTATTAGCAGACACTTTACATGAACGGTACAAAGACGAATTAGGAGAGTGATGCGAATGTTTAAGCGGAGATTATTCGAAACACTTTCGTGGATATGTTCAGGTGCGGCGTATTTGGTGTTCGTTAGCTTAATGATTTGGTCCGCGGAGTTTCCCGTAGCAAAAGCGATCCTTACAGTAGCGGCCGTATTCGGCCTGCTTCTCGTCGGGCTTTACGGAATCGTCCGTTTTATCTTATGGCTGATCGTCGAACCCTACCGCGCATATAAACGCGAGAAGGCGAGGTCGGCCGAATGATTTACGGAGCGACCGACGAAGGTTTGCGGAACATGAGACGCTGGCTTAACGAAAAACTGATCGAAAGCGAAACCGCCATCAGCTTCCACGACCGGAAACTGATCGAAGAGCGTATCGAGCGCGAACGGACACAGGCGCGGCTGGACGAAGTAGTGGCGGAAATTGAGAGACGGAAGGGGTGATCGTATGCTGATCGCTTACTATTCGCTGACCGGCAACGTCCGCCGATTCGTCGCTAAAACCGGCCTAGCAGCCGTCGAAATTAAGCCGGGGCTGATGATCGCCGAGCCGTTCGTTTGCGTGACCGGTACGTATGGCTTCGGTCAGGTCGCCGGCACGGTTTCAGATTTCCTTGCGGATAACAGCGACTATCTTGCGGGCGTGGCTGCGTCGGGGAACCGTAACTGGGGCGATAACTTCGCAAAGGCTGCCGATGTGATAGCGGCACAATACGGCGTGCCGATATTCGGGCGCTTTGAATTGGCGGGAACGGACGAAGATGTACGACAATTTATCGAAAGGGTGAACGCGCTTGACGAATAAACACGCAAGTTATATCGAACTTAATAACGAAATCATGATACAGAAGGACGGCCGGTTCCAATTCGAAAAGGATCTCGAAGCCGTCCGCGCTTATTTTATCGACTACGTAAATCAAAACACCGTATTTTTCCACGACCTTCGCGAAAAGCTCGACTATCTGCGCGAGAACGATTACTACGAAACCGAATTCCTTGACGCCTATACGTTCGACGAAATCAAGGCGGTCTATCAGGCGGCCTATGCGCACAAGTTCCGATTCCCTTCGTTCATGAGCGCGTTCAAATTCTATAACGACTATGCGCTGAAGACGAACGACGGCAAAAAGATTCTCGAACGCTACGAAGATCGCGCTTCTATTGTCGCATTGTTCTTTGCGGGAGGAGACGCAGCCAAGGCGATCGAGTACGTAGATTTGATGATGCGACAAGAATACCAACCGTCAACGCCGACGTTCTTGAATGCGGGCCGGAAGCGTCGGGGCGAGCTCGTTTCCTGCTTCCTGCTCGAGGTTAACGATTCCCTTAACGATATTAGTCGCGCAATTGATATTTCGATGCAGCTTTCGAAGCTCGGCGGCGGCGTGTCGCTTAATTTATCGAAGCTGCGGGCGAAAGGCGAGGCGATCAAAGACGTAGAGAACGCGACGAAGGGCGTAGTCGGCGTAATGAAGTTGCTGGACCATGCGTTCAGATATGCGGATCAGATGGGTTAAATTGGCCCCTTTCGTCAGTAATGGCGATCGAAAACCTCTTTAATTCATGGGAACTCCTCGAAGCGGTAGGGCCACAAACTACTAAAGGAGGACAATCATGAGCGAAGCAAGACGGAAACCTCACAACAAATTGGAGATAGATGAAGATTTTATTCGCGAAAATTACCACAAGATGAGTGCTAGAGAAATCGGTGAGATATTAGGAGTATCTAGGGAAGCGATTAATCATCGAGTTATACGTATGGGGCTTAGGAAGACAAAGATACCTTTCGAATTACAAAATGGTGAAGAACTAAAACCAATAAACGGGATACCTGAATACGGAATTACCAGCCTAAGCCGCGTGGTTAACTTGAGAACAATGACCGAAGTAAAACCTAAGATTGACGGATCAGGCTATTTAAAGGTAGTCCTCTTTCGAAACAAGGTTCGATTCGAGAGGAAGGTACATCGATTGGTTGCGCTGCATTTTATTCCTAATCCTAAGAACTTACCGATGGTTAATCATATTGACGGAAACAAAGCAAACGCCGATATCAAAAACCTAGAATGGGTAACTCCGAAAGAGAATGCGCAACATGCATCAAGAACGGGTCTTTTGCGGAAAGGAGCGCGTCATCCAGCATCAAAAATCACTGAGGAACAAGCGCGGGAAATACTTTCGGATTATCGCAGCGGCCTCTCACTCAACGAGGTTCGGATTAAGCACTCATACGCGAGTAAGTCTATCGTAGATAAAATCTGTTGTAGGCAACGGTGGAATCATCTGGACCAAACGTCTTGAACGTGCAACGACTAGCCGAAAGGCGTAGGCCGCAAGCGATAGGCGGTCGAAACGGGAGGCGCCCCAAGCGGGCGAAGATATAGTCTAATCTTCGTGGTAACACGGAGCAGCCGGAAGGCGGGGCGTGCCTAGCGAACACGTCCGAATGGTCTGCAAAGACAAGGATCGGGCGCGGCTTATCTCAACGTATTCCATGCGGACATTAACGATTTCCTTGATACGAAGAAAATCTCGGCAGATGAAGACGTCCGTGTCAAAACGTTGTCCATCGGCGTTGTTATCCCGGATAAATTCATCGAACTGGCGCGAGAGAATCGGCCGGCTTACGTTTTCTATCCGCACACCGTTTACAAAGCGTATGGCCAACACTTAGACGAAATGGATATCGGAGAGATGTACGATCAGCTCCTCGATAATCCGGCCGTCCGTAAAGACAAAATCGATGCGCGCAAGCTTCTCGAAAAGCTCGCCGTGTTGCGTTCTGAATCGGGCTATCCGTACATCATGTTCGAAGGTAACGTAAACGCAGAGCACGCGAACGGTCACGTATCGAAGGTTAAATTTTCGAATCTGTGCTCGGAGGTGCTTCAGGCGTCACAAGTATCGGAGTACACCGACTACGGCGAACCGGACGAAATCGGCCTCGATATTTCGTGCAACCTCGGATCGCTCAACGTTGCAAACGTTATGAAAAACGGTGACTTCGAAACGATCGTTAAGCTGTCTGTCGATGCCCTCACGCGAGTCTCGGAAACATCGAATATCAAGAACGCGCCGGCTGTTGCGCGAGCTAACCGGGAGATGCGTTCGATCGGGCTCGGAGCGATGAACTTGCACGGCTATTTAGCGCAGAATGGTATCGCTTATGAATCGGAGGAAGCGCGCGATTTCGCTAACGTATTCTTCGCGCTCGTGAATTATTGGTCGCTTGTGCGTTCGAATGAATTAGCGAAAGAAACCGGCAGCACGTACGAAGGATTCGAGGGGTCGACGTATGCGGACGGTAGCTATTTCGATAAGTACGTCGTAGAAGATTTCCGTCCTAAAACGGAGAAGGTCGCGAAGCTGTTTGAAGGCGTTGAAATTCCAAAGCGCATCGATTGGGTTCGCTTGGAGGCTAACGTTATGCTCCACGGACTCTATCATTCGTACAGACTTGCGATCGCGCCAACGGGGTCTATTTCGTATGTGCAGTCGGCAACGGCGTCGGTCATGCCGATTATGGAGCGCATCGAGGAGCGTACGTACGGCAATTCGAAGACGTATTATCCAATGCCGGGATTATCGCCGCAGAATTGGTTCTTCTACAAGGAAGCGTACGACATGGATATGTTCAAAGTCGTCGATATGATCGCAACGATTCAGCAGCACGTCGATCAAGGTATTTCATTTACGCTGTTCTTGAAAGATACGATGACGACGCGCGATCTGAACCGGATTGACTTATACGCTCATCATAAGGGAATCAAGACGCTTTATTATGCACGGACTAAAGATACGACACAGGAGGGGTGTTTGTCATGCGCGGTTTAAGTGAGGAGAGACAGAAGAGTATACGACGTGGAGACATAATTATCTACTACTTCGGGGGTACATTAATTAGTGCGAAAGTTATTCAAGCGTATGAAGGTGGGTACCTCGAAGTTCGCCATAAAGACTCCCCGATACTGAATTGCTTATTAGGATACCGGGACGAGATCAAGACATCGGAAGTGTTGGGTGTAGTTAAGCATAAAGGCAAACGGGGCGGGGAAAGGAGGACGAATAATTGACGAACGCAAACGAAATCCATACGGCGGCCAATTGGTCGCGGCACGAAGACGACTTTACGCAAATGTTCTACGCGCAGAACGTTAAGCAATTCTGGCTTCCGGAAGAGATTTCGCTTAATGGCGATCTCCTTTCGTGGAAGGCGTTGGGCCCTGCCGAGCAGATGACATACATGCGAGGCCTTGCGGGTCTGACGTTATTAGACACGGAGCAGGGAAATACCGGAATGCCTACCATCGCGCAACATATCGACGGCCACCAACGTAAAGCCGTCCTGAATTTTATGGCGATGATGGAGAACGCAGTCCATGCGAAGTCCTATTCGAATATATTCATGACGCTGGCGCCGACGGAGACGATCAACGAAGTATTCGAATGGGTTAAGACCAATCCGTATTTGCAGCGGAAGGCGGCGCTGATAACCGGCCTATATCGCGACATAAAAGAAGGCGATACCCTTTCGCTGTATAAGGCGCTTGTGGCTTCGGTTTACCTCGAAAGCTTCCTGTTTTATTCCGGATTTTATTATCCGTTATATTTCGCTGGCCAAGGCAAGCTAACGAGCAGCGGCGAGATTATTAACCTTATCATTCGCGATGAGGCGATCCACGGCGTGTACGTCGGCTTATTGGCGCAAGAGGTCTACGGAAAGCAAGAGCCGGACGTCCAGCTTGAGATGCGCGACTTTGCCGTCGAACTGCTGACGGAACTGTACGATAATGAGGTCGCATATACCGAGGATCTATACGATGCGGTCGGCTTAACGCACGATGTAAAACGATTCCTTCGTTACAACGCGAATAAGGCGCTGCAAAACCTCGGCTTCGATCCGTATTTCGAAGAGGAAAGGCCGAATCCTATCGTCATGAACGGCCTGAATACGAAGACGAAATCGCACGACTTCTTCTCGCAGAAGGGTAACGGCTACAAGAAGGCAACGGTTGAGGCGCTAAAGGATTCGGATTTTTATTTCGGCGAATAAGCGTCCATTATCCGTAGTAGCTTCGCAGTTATATACGAAAGGAAATTATCCGGCGATGTCGCAAAAGTAGCGATTACCTACCCGTTATATAAGTGAGGAGGTCATCGCCTATGAAACGATTTATCAGCGCCACGGCAACGATCATCGCCGGACTGCTTTTCGTTCTACCGTACATCCACACGATAGGATTCCGGTGGTTTTCGATAGTGGCCGTGTTCGCCTTGATTGCGATATTAACGAAGGAGGAAACGAGATGAACGATAGATTGAATGAGATGTTTATCATGCAGACTACACTAGATGAACGAGTGATTTCGGAAAGGACTGTCGATAAAACCCACGATGAGTGGGTAATTGGAATAACTTTAGCGATGGAATCAGAGATCGATGAAATCAGACGCGAGATTAATTGGAAGTGGTGGAAGAACCCGAAAGAAGTAAACCAAGCAGCGTTGCAAGATGAGGTTATTGATATGTGGCATTTCTTACTATCGCTGTCGCGGGTAGTTGGGTTAAATCCTGAGAGTATTTATGAAATTTATAAGAAGAAAAATGCAGAGAACCATGATAGACAAGAAGGAAAGACGAATAAGGAAGGCTACGATGCCTCTAAGTAATAAGCGCGTAAAAACATGTGAGATATGTAGAGCTGAGATGTATGTAAAGGCTAGTCATTACTCGAGAAGGAAAACCTGTAGCCGAGAATGTGCTGCGAAGAGGAAGAGCCTTATCCAAAGAGGGGCGAGTAATCCTAACTACGGAAATAGGGGTCCTAAAAATCCTTTATTTAAGTCAGGAGTGAGGATTTCTCGTTATGGGTACAAACTAATCTACAAACCTCATCATCCAAATTCCCAAAAGGATGGATATATTCTCGAGCACCGGTATGTAATGTCCGAGTACTTAAAAAGACCTTTGAAAGAGGATGAACACGTTCATCATAAAGACGAAAATAAACTTAACAACGACGTCAGTAATCTTGAGTTAGTTACTAGATCAGAACACTCTTCGTTGCACAATAGGAATAAGACAATACCAAGAGATAGCGAGACTGGCAGATTCATAAGAGTTGTTAATAGGGAGGACGAATAAATGGCGGAAACCAAAATGAACGTACAGCTAATCGCACATACGCAAGTCTCTCGTAGCTTCTTAGATACGTTTGTTCCGTGCGGTGATGAAACGGACGGCCAAGCGGTCGCCCTAACCGCAATCAGAACGTGCTATAGCGCCAATAAGCCGACCGAAATCGTCGCAAAGGAAGGCGCCAAGTATTTCGGCTCCAAAGCGTCAGATGGCGGTGCAGGCACGGACGCCGACCGGTTATTCCGACATATCTTCGCGTCCAAACACACGTCGACGTTGGAGCATATCTCGTTCACCTTTGCGATCGAAGGCGTCAGCCGGGCGTTACTGGCGCAACTTACGCGACACAGAGCCGGATTTAGCTTTAGCGTACAGTCACAGCGGTATGTGCGGATGGGTAGCGGCGATAGATCGGGCGGATTTGATTACGTGGTTCCGGAGAAAGTTACGAGCGATAAAACGGCGGGCATGTACGATTTTGAGTACGGTATGCCCGTAGAGGACCGTCCGGCTACGGATATATTCGCGGAGGCTATGGAACTATCGCAACTATTCTACGATAAATTGCGAGAAGCCGGAGTGCCCGCAGAAGATGCCCGCGCCGTCCTGCCGAACGCAGCCGCAACGAATCTCGTAATGACTGCGAATCTGACCGCGTTGTTGTCGTTCTATTCCAAACGTAAAAAAGGACGCGGCGCACAGGCGGAAATCACCGAATTAGCCGAAGCGTTAAGACGCGAAGTGGTCGACGTGGAGCCTTGGACTGCGCAGTTTTTCGAGGAGGTGTGAGTCGTGGGCGAATACGTCTATCTACTGTGGGACGATGCCGATAATTTCGGAAGTAACAGAAAAGCGAGGCTACACTCCGTTCACGATACGGAAGCATCAGCGCTAAACGAGAAACGAAAACAATATCGCGAAGGTGAGTTCTTTTATATTCAGAAAGACCGCCTAAGAAAGGACTGATTTTATCGGTATACTAACGAATCTAGCGATGTCAACGCAATTACTTACGAATCCAACCGCCAAGCCACCGGAGCCACCACCGCCTGACCCGCCTCGCATCACCGAAGAGGAAGCCGCGCTCCAGAAGGCGGAAGCCGTTATCGAAGGTAAGGACGCTGAACTGGCGACCAAGGATACGAAGATAAAAGCGCTTGAAACCGAACTTGCTTCCGTAAAGGACGAAGTTAAGGCGCGAGTTAATGAAAAGCACGTGAAGCCTTCGCATAAGCGCGCACAAACTTCCGGCTGGCAAACGTTCGAAGCGACCGCGTATACGGCATATTGCGCGGAAGGATGTACCGGAACCACAGCGACCGGCCTCGACGTCAGCCATACGATCTATCACGCAGGCAAGCGTATTATAGCGGTCGATCCGTCAGTGATTGCGCTAGGCTCAACGGTTGAGGTGCGGCAGGCAGACGGTACGACGTTCGAAGCAGTGTCGCAGGATACTGGAGGCGCGATTAAGGGCGCCAAGATTGACGTATTAGTTGCGGATGAAGCCGACGCGGTTCAGTTCGGACGTCAGTCGGTGCAGGTTCGCGTAATAAATTAACGGGAGGGTTGTGTATGGATGCGAGAACAGTCGCACACTTGTACGTGGTTTTAAAACGGGAGTGGAAACTGCTCGAGGAAGTGCGTAGGTTTATAGACCATGCTCCTGCTGCGGGGATTATCGATCAGGAGATTGCAAAGAGACGTTCGGAAGTCGTTCGGATCGGTAAAAAACTCGAAAAAATTGAGTTCAATTGGGGAGGCGGAATAAATTAACGGGAGGGGGGGGGTCCGTGTATTGGCGGATATAACACGAAAGGATTTAATCGCGCTTACAGAACGCTTCTTAGACGAATGCCCGACCAAGCGAGAAAAACGAGAACTTGACGACCTTGCGAGAGCTGAACTTACGATGCCCAACTTCTCGACGAAATCATCACGCCAAGTCTTTGCGAAATATGTGCGGAAGAGGTGATCGGATGGGTTGGTTCAGCGCTGAGGCGGAAAGAGCTAAATCAGAATATGATCGAATATTAAGGAGGAATATCGATAATATGGCGAAGGATATCGTAAACGCAAACGCTAAAATCCACGTACTGGCTGACGAAACACTTGGAGGCATCAAGCGCGAATACGTAGAGGTCGATCGGAAGGCGGAGGTTGGCGATAAGATCGTAATTGTTGAGAAAAATGATCCGGATGAATGGTACGATAATGGCGACATTTTTACAGTTGATCGTGTTTTCCATTCGGGAGAGGATCACGTAGAAAGTAACGATGCTAGAGCGGTTGCAAATCCCAGCGGATGTATCCTTCGCGAAGAATATCACGTACTCGAACCGACCGACATCGTTCACATTTATAGTCTTGACGGTATGCGGCGTTGCGTATTGACCGATCGCAAGGCGGAAGTGGGCGAGGAGGTTATATTTAATAATGAATCGGGAGTATCAGACGGAATTGTCACCGAAGTTACCTCGGTAGGCATCAGTATGGTTGACGGGGCTGGTTACGAAGATTCAGACGGGGAATATGTTTGCGGAATCTCTCACGGGTATTATCGCGTCCTCGTCCCGGTCGAATCCACCGAAGACGAACCGAAGCCAGCCGACCCAATCGACGTTATCGCCAGTTTAGCGCAAGAGGTAGCGGAGTTAAAAAAGGCGGCGGTTCATTCGAAAGGTCAGACGAGAGCTTTGGCGGACATTCAAGAAACCGAAGCTAAAGATCTGCGGAAGAAAATTGCGAAATTACAAGACGAAATCGACACGCTGTTTAAAGACAAACGGACGCTTGGCGAAGAGTTAGCGCGGTTGAAGGAGCCGACGAAGACCGCAGAGTGCGCTCCGATTGATGCGCCGCTAGTTTTTATTGAACGGAAAATTGGCGATGCGTTTGATGTGTATCAAGACGGTAAGAAATTGCGCGGGATAAGGCATATTCGTATTGACGCCGCGGAGGGTGAATTCACCACGCACGATATCGAATTTGTTTCCGGAGCAACCGAGGAGGAGCGCCCATGAAGCTCGCCCTAACCGCACCGTTACGCGCAGGCAAGTCGCAAGCCGCCGGCTATCTATCGATGTATTACGATTTCCAAAAGTTCGCCTTCAGTGACGAATTAAAGGCGGCTTTCCATCGCGCTTTCCCTTCCGTACCAGAAAAGCCGAAGCCACGCGCGTTTTATCAAGAATTCGGTCAGGCGGCGCGGAAGATGCTCGGAGAGAACGTCTGGATAGACGCATGCATGGCGAAGGTCGACGCATACACGGCGCTCTTCTCTCGCAAATGTGATTGCGGCTTAGCACCGTCCCTGAAGAATCGCGTACTGATCGAAGACGTTCGGCAGCAGAACGAATATGACCGGCTGCGCGCCGAAGGGTTTACGATCGTCCGCATCACAGCGCCGGAGGAATTACGGATCGAACGCGCACGGAAGGCCGGCGACGATTTCGATTTAGCAGCACTCGATCATCCGACTGAAAAAGCGCTGCAAACCTTCGAAGTTGATTACGAAATTGTTAACGATGGGACGTATGAGCAGCTTTACGCGAAATTAGATGCGCTGGCTGCCGAGTTACTTGGCCGAGCTTAGATCGAAAGCATAAACGCCGGAAGGGTACGCCATATACGGCTGCTTCGCGGCTTCCTCTTCGCCAATCATCTGAAAACGTAGCGGAAGGTCCTCGTCCTTGAAGCCGGCCGCCTTAATTACTTTGCTTGCGGCTTTATTATACGAACGCTTATCGAATTTGAACGGAGTCGCATCGGCCTTTACGCTTTCAGGCTTTGCGCAAACAAGGCGATTCGCTTCGTCGTCGTAGCCGATCGTCAGGTAAAACGGTGCTTTGTCGGGCAGGCCGATGATTTTACGTGCGCCGGACGAAACGTATATTCTTCGCTGTTTATCAAGCGTTATGTAAGCGTCATTACTTTGCGCTGAAATCCAATTAATAACCACGCAATTCACCTCGATTATACAGTATACGGAAATTATATTCGCTTTTGAGGCGAAAGTCAAACGAAAGGGGGCGATTGATATAGGGAAAGCCGATCGTAAACGCTGGGAAGGAAACGTTAAGTCGATGGAAATCATCGCGAAAGCCCTCGACCAAATAACCGAAGAAGATATCGAATTCTTACGGCAAAATTATACGTCGGCAGGCGGGTTACTGCCGAATGCGTTTAGCGGTGGGGCCTTTTTCACACCCACTCACGTTGCAAAGTTCGTATGGGATATGTTAAAGCCGCGGCTGCCTGAGACTCCGAAGGTTCTGGAACCTTCCGTTGGTGCCGGCGTATTTCTTGAACATGCGCCGAAGGATGCCGAAATTACAGCATTAGAACTTGATAGTACGAGCGCAAAAGTAACCTCGCTGCTATATCCAGACGCTGAGATTATCGAAGGGAATGCGCTAGTACACGGACGCCGAGGTTATTACGACCTAGTAATCGGCAACCCGCCATACGGAGTAAACGTTAAGTTCGAGCCGCAAGAAGGCGAGGAATGGCGGTCAATTACTAAAAAGAAGGGAGAATACGGAGGCAAGTCGGAGGTTGCTTTTATCGAACTCGCTATCAAAGCGGTTAAGCCCGGCGGTTATATTGCGTTTGTACTTCCATTAGGCATATCCTTCGCTAACTATGCATCTAAGCTTCGGATGCTCATGCACGAAACGTGCTGGCAGGTCGCGACTATTTTACTTCCGGGAGAAACGTTCCAACACGTAGGTACTACGATTCCTACGCAGATATTAATACTGCGGAAAGCACCGCCTATAACGGAGTTAATACCGCCGGCAACTACGAAATGGCGCTCAAATTTCAGAAGAGGCGGTGACACCGACATATCGGAAAATAACGCAAAATTTCTCGAAGGTCAGCCGCCTGCTTATTTCGCGAAAGTAACAGACATTGGATGGGATGCGAAAGGAAAGTCAACAGATGCGTCGGGCGATGGTCTGACGCAACTTGACGAACTTATTGACGATTTTACTGACGATAATCTTATGCGCGAAAATCTATACCCGCATTTACCGAGTTGGTACGGAATCAATAAAGGAAACGAAGCATTCTTCTTCTCACATGGCAATGGTCAGTGTGACGGCTTAAGGGATGCAGCGGCCACTTTTCTGGAAGGTCCTTATCGCTGGAATGAACTAACGTTGGGCGCCGGGGATGAGATCGAATGGAATGGACGTATGGTGAGCTCGTTTGATTTCGATTGGCAGGACGAAATTGTTCGCAATTATTTCGATAGCTAGCGCGATTACTAGGTTGTAGGACGAAAAAGAAACGGGAGGTTTTACGTATGGGAACGGTAAAAGTCGATCTCCACCGAAAGGATCGCGAATTTAACGCAGCCTATGCGCTAGATAACGCAGAGGGCGTCAAGTCGCTACTCGCCGATTACCAAAAGTTCGTCAGCCGGAAGCGCTGCGGCGACTATGCGGCCGTGGAAGTGCTGATCGACATTCATAAAGCGATTGAGCTCGCCGGCTTAACGGATCGGCAACGACAGGCGATCGAGCTCGTTTACTTCGGAGAATTAACGCAAACCGAGGCGGGCGAACGGGTGGGCATTGCGCAAAAGAACGTAAATGAAGCACTCGACAGAGCCTCCGAAAAGCTTGCGGACATTTATTACTATTGGGCCGGTCACGGCGAAGGATACACGACAGGGGGACGGATTGATGGATAAAACGATTTTGCACGAAACGATTACGGAAATGTACACAGTTACCAAGGCCGGCAAGATGACACGGCGTGAACGTATTGAGGCAATCACGGCCTTAGCAGACGCTTACTACGACTCTACCGGAGAGCAACCGGAGCCCTCAGCGCTTGAGCGAATGGCTAATCTCGTACTCTACGAAGAGCTTTCCGATCCACATCCGGATAAGGTCACGCGCGAAGAGTACCCGATCATGAGCGAAACCCAATTCGACGAGCGATACAAACGTGAAGCTTCGGATAAATTGGCGGAGGAATACGACCAAACCGGCTCCTATAAAGGCCGGCCGATACGCAGACCACGCTCTGCCTACGAAAATAAATTACTGGATAAGCGCGCCAAGGCCCGGAATGAAGAGCGTAGGAAACGATATTCAGCATTCGTTAACGGAAGATCAGACGGCCAGTTCACCGTAAATATCGCAACCGGAGAAAAAGTTTATCACTAATACCCGTATTTTACTGCGTTAGTTGTCTATACGTTGTGAGGGCGCCCGTTCAGCGCTCTTTTATTTTTGCGAAAAGGAGACGGTATAATGAAGAGATTACGAGTTATTAATACGGAGACAGGCGAAGACTGGTCGGAAAGGTACACGCTACGGCACCGCAATCAAAACGCGGCCTTTCGTCAGCAGCAAGAAAAAACAGCCGATCGGCGCGATTTCTCAAACGCCAATATGTCTAATATTCACGAAGTCTATGACGCTCTTACGACGGCACAGTGCGGCTATCTGATGCTGCTTCAGTGCTACGTCGACTACAACGGTGTTCTAATAAAATCCAGCCGTAATAAAACGCCGATGACCACTGCGGACATGATGGACGTTTTGCAGCTCGGTAAAAAACGGATGACCTTTTACGACTTCCTTTCCGCCTGTACCGAGCACGACATTATCCGAGAAGAGGGCGGCTGCTACAGCGTAAATGACCGCTACCACTTCAAAGGTAATTTCGGTAGTCAGCAAGTCGTTAAGCTATACAGCGCGAAGATCAAGCGTGTGTACAGCGAAGTGAAGGCGACGGATATCGGACTGATCTACCGGATGCTACCGTTCATTCATTACGAAACAAACGCTCTATGCGAAAATCCTTTCGAAAAGAATCCGAAGCGCATTCGCTGGTTCAATAAGAAGGAGCTTGCGGCAGCGATCGGCGTTACTTCGGATACGCTTGGCCGGCGCCTGAAGCAGATGAAATTCGACGGCGAATATGTTGTTGCGCGAATAAAAGTCGGAAGCGAGCCGGAGCGCTACACGTTTAATCCTAACGTATTCTATCGACAATCAAAGACGCCGGACAAAACGTTAATTGCGCTGTTCAACGTCAAGAAGGTATAATTTTACTATATCGGAGGTGAGACGAATGGGAGAATTAAATCCGGGCGCAGGGCCGCAATTATACGGAATGCCGCGAGGAGCTAGTCCGCTAGAAAGCATTATCAGAGGCGCAGGTCCAGCGGAAAGCGCATCTCGCGGAGCATAAAACGAAAAAGGACGCCTTATACGGGCGTCTTTATTTTTGCGTTTATAGCCACGAATCAAACGAAGGTATCCGCAGCAGTCCTTTGCGCGTCTTAAATCGATGCTTCACGCGGCATTTTATCGGCTCTATATTCACGTATTTATCCGTTTCTCCTACGTCTGCCCGCTCCGAATGAAATCTCCGCCGATCAGCGTGCGGCATAAACTCCATCAGGCCCGCATAAGCACCGTCTTCATACGCTAAAACGAGCGCATTATCCTCTTTCCGATATCCCGTAATCCAAACGTCAGTGTATTCGTAATTAACGATCTTCAGCCAACGATCTGACCGCTTATTTTCCGCGTAGGATGAATCTGCGCGCTTCATAACGACACCTTCAATGCCGGAGCTTTTCGCTAATTCGAAAACAGCGTGGCCATTGCCGGCAACACTATCGACGATCTTAACGTTAGGATGATCGAGAGCGAGTCCGTTTAATAATTCCTTCCGCTCATATAACGGCTTCGACGTAACTGATACACCGTCGAGTCGCAATATATCGAACACGCAGAATACTATCGGATGACAGCTTCTTCGCGATTGAAACCGCTCCATCATAGCCTCGAAGTCTCCGGCGCCTGTCGGTCCGGGCACGATAAGCTCGCCATCGAGTACGGTGCCTTCCGGTATCTGTAGCGTGTGAAGTTCGGGGAATTTAGCGGTGACTTCGTTATTGTGGCGCGTGTAGAGGTACATACGGCCGTCATCTTTGGACGCGAGCAGGCGGATACCGTCGAATTTGATTTCCGTAATGTAGTCGTCAGAATCGAACGGGTCTTTTGCGGACTCTAATAGCATTGGCGAAATAAACAAAAAATCACCTCGTTTCAGCTTCGTAATACTATAATGATATAGTAAGAGTCGGCTGGAGCGAAGTGATTAGGTGTCGTTAAATTTATCCATCAGACATCTTAGAGGAAAAGCAGCCCTAGCAGCTGGTCAGCTATTTCGTTCTTGTCTTTTGGGCGGCCGTCTTCGAAAGAAGCTTGCTGAAGGCCGAACGTTTCAATTGAAGTCAAATGTGATCCGTTTTTGAATACTTCTATTTTGGGTTTTTCTCCCTCAGTCACATGAAGCTCAGCCTTAACCCCTACTAGTTGCGCTGAAATTTTGTGAGAGGATACGGCTATATAAGAACCTTCATCTGATATAAGAATGTATTTCAGTTTTTGCTCAAGCGCTCGAAAGCTAGTACCAATAGCCTCAAATAATTCGAGTGTTTCTACTTGTTTGCTGTGTTTTAAATGTAGTTTCTGAACGAGTTTATCAAAATTTTTCTTTTCCAAAGAAATAGCCTCCTATTAAATATTCTTTTTCATCCCACACCGCCGGCACTCCCGAAGAAACTTCCCGCTCTTCACCGAGCTTTTGAAAAGCGTATAATCGCAGTTATCGCATCGTCCTGCGCGCTTGTCCGGAAATTCCTTGTATTCGTAAGTGATCGACGTATCAATACCGTTAGTCTCGTATTTTTCCTCCATTTTCGTTGTACCTCCGTGTCCTACATCGTTGTATAGAACGATTATACCACGAAATTACAACGAGAGAGCCGCTTCAGACGCGTTCAGGTACGATAGGTATCCGAAAGCTCGAAACGGCTCATTTCGTTTATTATTTAACGTTGAATTTCGCTGACTCAAACGTACCGACGTATTTGCGCTTGCCTGAATCCGAATAGCAGTCGATCTGGATAACGTATGTGCCTTTGCCGGTCTTGCTGCGGATCGACTTCGCACTAAACGATTTCAGCGGCGTTGATGTCTTGAAGCTTCCGCGCTGTACTAAGCCGGTGTCAGTCAGTCCGCCGCTGCTCCGCTTTTTATAAACGCCGGCCGTGTAGTACAGCGTGGCGCCACCTTTCTTCTCGGCTTTCCAATCGACCGTGCTTGCGCTACTGCTGTACGTGGTTGCGTCCGTATATACCCGCGCTTTATGTCCGAACTTCTCCGTCTGCCAGCCTGACCATGCCGCATCAGCTTGCGGAGCCAGCGCAATAGTGCCGGTTAATAAGGTAGCGGTGATTACGAGCGATTTAACTAAACGTTTCATACGATTTCCTCCTCGACTTCCAGCCGCGTACCACACGTAGGGCAGCACGCGTCCGGCTTGATTTCGATATCTAACTTTGCGTAATTGCAATCGTGGCAAGTGTATTCAATCATCGTTCTGGCTCTCCGTTTCCTTTTCGATTAAGTACCCGAAGTAGGTAAGCGCCGTATTAAATCCGATCTGATACGCGCGACCGCTGTCCTGAAATAGCGTCATCGGTCGTTGGTATAGGTCGAGGATCTGCGCTTTTTGTTGCGCCGTTAATGGCGGCGTATCCGACCACAGGCGTCTTATATCAAGCGTCATTTTCCACACCGCCTTTCCGCCGTAAGAGCAGAAGGACAAAAAACACGATCGCCGATCCGATTCCGATATAATCGAGCGCGGAAAGCTTGGCGAAATTCATGCTCGCGATCCATGAGACAAGGACGACAATTAGCAAAATTTCCGTGGTATTAATCCGTTTCATACGTGGTATAATTGATTGACAGGGGCTTTCGCCCCCGTTGGATTATGTGCGGCGACGGTGTTTCTTGGTCGGAATCCGTCGCTCTTTTGCTTTCGCCTCTTTGCGCATCTTGCGAAGTTCTAGCGATAGTTTGAAAATCGCTAACCAAGTGCCTAGGAGCGCTGAAAGCTTTACGATGATGTCAATCAATTTACCGTTCACCTCCTTTCGTTACTTTAATTATATCGCATAAACGTTATAACGTCAATACGTTATTGATAAAAATATCGTTTTTACGTTATAATAAGCGTAGGAGGTGGCGGAAATGATCGCAAAGATAAAGGTAGGCGAGGCGTTAAAGCGCTCGGGCAAGACGCAGGGAGAACTCGCTGAACTAACCGGAATCCGTCCGAATACAATAAGTGAATTAGTCCGCGGACATAGAGAACGTATCCAGCTCGACCATCTCAGCCGGATTGCGGCGGCGTTGAATATAAAAGACATACGTGAACTGATCGATCTTGTAGACGAAGAAAACGGAGGCGCTGACGAATAGTTGGCGTCTTTTTTCGTGGGTTCGTTTAGTCTGCGATTCTCAATTACGATAATCTAAATGATAATGAACACGACTTTATTCGTACAAATCGGGCAAAAACACGACTTTATTCGTACACCCGAAAAGTGGGTTCGCGCTTAGAGCCGCAAGGGATACAGCCGTTTTAGTCCGCCAATCACTTCTTAGTCTTGTGAGTCACAAGCCTCCGGAACTACGGCTCCGCCTTCGTCCGGGGTTAACGCAATCAATATATCTATTAATATCTGCGCGTATGTAGGGAACGAAGTGACCGGAATTAGCGCTATGTTTAAGTACAAGCGGAAGACATTCGTTAATATAGCGTTAATCTAACGAAATAAATAACGGAAGGACAACGATAATACCGTATAATTTACCGGCTTAGCTGTCTATACGTAATAGAAGGACGTAACATACCGTATAACCTAGCGATAGGCAGGCGGGGTACAGCCGGCACACATACGCTATATGTAACACCGTATAGGCATACGTATAGTTATATAGGGAGGAAGGCGTCGGTGAGGCGTCCGGTTGCGATGCGTGATGAGGCGAACAGTAACGAGCCACTGACGGAGGGTGAGCCCTTCCGAAACTCACGGGGTCAAACCGAATGGCCAACGCAATATGCACGATCCTATACATAGCATGCGGCACATGGCATACGGCAGGGTGCAGGCGTGGCGCGGGTTAGCGAATGCATAAACAACATACGATTAATTGCGATGAGTAAACGATGACGAATGTTATCATATCAACGTTTGTCTATTGATTCGAATGTAACTCAATTTACTTCTGTTAAATTCGTTATTCATAAATGTGTATTTAATATACGATGACCCAAACGAAGAATTGCGGAAACGCCGGGCCCCCAACCGCCCCCAAAAATACCGGCGCAACTGCTGTCCGGAACTTGCGCACAATTTTTCGAACTCGGGGCGTCAACTAAACGGAGGTGATCGCGGAAATGGAGAAGAAAACCGCTCTTACAGGCGAAGGCGTTCTATACGCTATTTTGCAAGACGAAATTGTCGGACCAATAGTAAATGTCCCGAATCAGCCGATCAGCTCGACGCTGATTTACGTTGGATATTCGACGCTAAACGAAGGTGCAGCCGAAAAAGGCGAGATTGGAATTGGCAACGGTACGTATTTGACGCGCGGGACCAGCGACGAATTGCGCAAATGGATACGGACCTACACGAGTATAGAAGACGTCGATAAGATACGGAAAATTAACGGCTACCGACTCGTGTACGAGGACGTATCCTTCAGATCCGCGCAGTTATTTTACGATATGTTTGCATCTCGTTCAGTACTATTGGTCGCGAATTCTCCGGAAATTTGGCCGGAAAAGATTCCGTTAGTGCCGGACAAACACGGCGAGTTTGCTTATGAAATCAATCAATAACGATTCTGCCACGAAATAAGCACGCCACATCCGTTTAAATCCATCCGGAGGGTATTCGGTAGGGTGAACGTTGCGAAACGCTAATTTCGTGTAATTTCGAAGGGAGGACGAAAGGGTGGCGAAATATCGTAAAAAGCCGGTTGAAATAGAAGCGGTAAAATTCGAGGATACGACGGAATCTATATCGGCTATAGCGGAGTTATCCCACGATAAGTTAATTCGGGTAGACTATCGACAAAAGCCGGTCGTAATGTATATACCGACGTTAGAAGGCGTAATGGCTGCGCAAGTTGGCGATTACATTATTCGCGGAATTGAGGGCGAACTTTACCCGTGCAAGCCGGGCATTTTCGAAAAGACTTACGAAAGGGTGATCGAATAAGATGGCGGAATTTAAAACGTTAAAAGAAATCGTCGAGCAGCTTAAGGTTTGTAGATATGAATGCGAGGCAGGTCCGCTAGAGAATAACATAGCTTTTCAAAAGCTTGCGGAATTGGCGGGGGTTGAGGATGAGTCTGGGGAGGAAATTTACTACGTCCAATAATATACGGACAGCGGCTTAGACTTGCGTTCGACATGGTCGACATAGCCTACGTGAGTCCAACGCAATCAGAACGAGGCTTCCGCACCCTACGGCGGAGGTCTTTTTGTGCTTGCGTTTTACTGATCAGTCGGAATGTGCTTCCGAGCCTTCCGGTGACGCTAGCGCACCCACCGACACGCCTCTTAACAATGCGGACCCCGGTCGGTGTGGCAAATAGGGGCGCATGTTCCTCGGTGGCGGATTATTTGGGCAGGTTCGATCCCTGTCGCCCCTGTAAAAGCGGGTTTCATGTTGGAGCGCGCTTTAAGAAACGAAAAGGAGACGATGTGAATGGCGGATAAACGCGAATCAACAGTAAATTCAGAAATGGCGAAGGTAAATACTACAAAATTCAGCCTAGAATCTCAAACCGGAAATATTTACGCAACAGGCGACGTTAGCGTAAAAGTAGCCGTAGAGGTATCAGAAGCTATAACCGGTCTCAAAGCGCTTCAGCGCGAAGCAAAGGCTGCGACGCAGGCGCTGGCTGAATTGCGGGAGGAGCAGGCGAAACACGGTGGTGGACGAAGCTATGACGAATAAGCAAACGGAATCCCACTGCGCCCCGTCTAATTGTTCGCGCCATTTCGAAGTATGCGATTGCAAGTCGATGTGTCTGCTGCGGTATGGAGCAGAAATACGGAAGCGGCAGGAAGAAGTCGGATCTGCAATCGGCATATACGAAAAAAGACGAGCACACCTACGTTGGCTGCGGCTCAAACGTTGGGGCGCCCGTCGTCTTATAGATTAACATTCGCGTATACTTCGTCGATCCGGTCCTGATTGATTCCGATATATCTCAACGTGACCGACTGCTTCGAGTGGTTGAAAATCGATTGAAGTAGCGTAAGATCCGTGCCGTTCTTGTACGCGTGGTAGCCGAAAGTCTTACGCAACGAGTGGCAGCCGATTGTGCCGAGCTTCTCTGAGAGGCCGGCGCGCTCAACAGCTTCGTTAAGGATGCCATAGGCACGGACGCGGGTAATAGCTTTCGAACCTTTCCGAGAAGGGAAAAGCCAGTCGTCATCGTTTGCTTCAGCCGGAATCAGGTCGGCAACGGCTTTCTTGATTGCGGCATTGAAGAAGAAACGTTTTGACTTCTTCGTTTTCCCTTCCGTAATCGCAACGAAGGCCTTTCCGCGCACATCACCGACTTTGAGCGCAAGTATATCGGAAATGCGTAGGCCGGAATTAATGCCGATCGTAAATAAAAGCAGATCTCGCCCGCGAAGGGCTTTTTTTATTGCGTTTATTTGGCGTTTTTCTCTAATCGGTTGGACTTCGTTCATTCGAATTTCACTCCGTTCTCAATATGTTAAATTCATATTAACGAAATTAAAAACGAAAGTCAAGCGAAAGGAGGGCGATAATTTGGCGTATATTAACGGGAAATGGTTGGATCGTGAAGAGCGGCAAGAACGTATCGACTTATTGATCGAGAGTGTGCGCCGATTAGCAGCCCTCATTAAAGCGAAAAAAGCCACCGATTACCATATCGATATGTTCCGGAAGAACAAGGCAGAATTAATTAAGCTGAAGCGTGTTCATCGTGCCGAGGTGGATATCGCATATTTTACCTACGAGTATTTGAGCGACGGCCTAAACCCGGAAAACGAGGATAATGTCGTAAGGAATTCGGATGACGGGACGCCCCACGACGGCATTGAAGACATCGCGAAGATCCATGAAGAGTTTTTTGAGCTTTGCGATTACGTCAACGAAGAAAAAAGGAACGCGCGTCTTGCAATCGCGGCAGCCCGGGGCCACTCAAAATCCGGAATGTTTTCGAACGCTTTGCCGTTACATCAGGCGGCTTATAGAAAGCGCAAATACATTCTCGTGATATCAGAGACGGATTCGCTATCGAAAAAGCTCATCGGATGGGTTAACAAGCAAATGAAATTTAATGCCAAGCTGCGGGAAGACTTCGGGCCTATGATGCACGAGTCGGCAAGCCGCAACGAAAAGGATAACGAAGAGGCGTTCATTACAACGACGAATATCCTTATCGAGTCGTCATCCTCCGGTAAGCAGCTTCGCGGTAAGCGTCACGGAGCTGTCCGGCCGGATCTCGTAATAATTGACGACCCGTCATCGACAAACAACGAAGGAACCAAGGAAGCGCGGGAAAAGCTCGTTCATTGGTTTAACTCGGTCGTTGTTCCGATCGGGTCCAAGGCGACTGCGATCGTGTTAGTCGGGACAATGGTTTCGGCGACCGGGCTTCTTAACCACGTTCTGAAGCGTAAGGATTTCAAGGCGAGCTTTCACGGAGCGATCATAAGCGAGCCAACACACCCGGAATTATGGGACAAATACTGCGAGGTCTATGCGAGAGCGGAAACGATCGAAGAGGCTGACGAATTCTACGAAGCGCATAAAGAGGCGTTGGAGGACGGCGTCGAACTGGCGTGGCCTTGGCGCTGGACCTATCGCGAGCTCATGCACGAGAAAGTAAACATGGGAACGCGTGCATATAACTCGGAATTCCGAAACTTGGCTTTCAGTGAAGACGAGCAGTTCTTCTTCCCGGATAACTACGCTTATTATCACTATTATTACGAGAACGGAACAGCATACGTCGTGTACAACGAATTGAAAATACCGGTCAGTGATCTTCTAATTGTTGGCGCGTGGGATATCGCGCAGGGTAAGAATGCGCGGTCTTGCTATAACTCGGTTATTACGCTCGGCAAACACGAGCCGACGGGATACATTTTCGTACTTGATGAATACGCGTCGAAGGAGCCGGCGCACGTATACATTGACGTCATTATTCGGAAGATCAAACAATACCGGCACCGTTCCTTCAACGTTGAAACGATTAACGCGCAACACGAATACTACCGTCAGCTTCAGGAGCGGGTCCGGCAGGAAGGTCTTTATACGTGCCGCGTGAACGATGTGAAATCGCATAAATCTTCGAAAGACGAGCGTATTCAGTCGATGGAGCCGATGTTGCATAACAAAACGTTGATTCTGAACGATAGGCACACGATGCTTCTCGATCAGATGGCACAGTATCCTTTCGGCGATTACGTTGACTCACTCGATGCGCTTCAGCAAGCGCTCGAATCCGTATTCAGGCCGAAAACAAGGCTGGTGAAGAAGCCGGGATGGCTATAAGAAAGGAGGCGATAAAATGTCGCGTATGAAAGAGCTTGAAGCAAAACTAACGCTTCAGCAACGTAAGGCAGCGCAAGTCGTTGCGAGTAATGAAGTCACGCCCGAAGACGGGAACAAACGAAGTCAGGACGCGTTGGCCGAAGAAATCGGTGTAAGTCGCATGACGCTCTATCGATGGCGGTTTCAAAATCCGGTATTCATCGAATACATGAACCTATTAGCGGACGACATGCTTTCCGGGCACCGGTCCGAAGTATACGGGCAGCTCCTAAAGCTGATAAAAGGACCGCAGCCTTCAGTTAAAGCTATCGACTTGTTCATGCGTCGCCACGGCTTGCTGACCGATCGTCAGATAACGACCGCTGAAGCAGACGGAGGCGCCCGAAGCAACGAAGATATCGAGAAGGAGCTCGAAGAACTGGCTGACATTATCGGAGAGGAGGAATAGCGTTGGGGTTTTTCAACTTACTAAAGAAACACGACCGGCCTTCGGATGAGTACACAGTCAAAAAGACATACAGCATCATTCGTGAAGGCGCGCAATTTCCTCCGGATGACTCAATCGAGAGATTGGCGAAATATAAGCGTATGCGTAAGCTCTTCGAAGGGAAGCACCGAGACGTGTACGAAAGAGCTACGGATATTTTAAAAGATTCGCCACAATCGAAACAGCTCGAAAAGCTCTATATCGCGGTTAATTTGGCGGACATACTCGTCACCAAGCCCGCGGATATGCTCGTCGGAGAGCCTGTTCATTTTGAGAGCGGGCTGGATGACACTAGCAAAGAGCAAACAGCGCTCAACAGATACGTAGAAGAAAACGACCTCAACCAACTGCTGCACGAGAGCGCCATGTCGAACGGATATCGCGGTGACGCGTGGATTAAAGTGCGGTTTGGTTATCGACAAGACTATTCCGAGCTCGTCGCGATGGGCTTAGAGGTTCCGGAAGATGCGAAAATGGAGGCCGTTGTTGAGCACGTTAATGCAAATTGTGTTTTCCCTGAGTTTTCAGCAGGAAACGTTAAGCAGATCAAAGCGGTCAATATAGCCCAAGTCGAATGGGTAGAGACGGAACAGACGGAAATTCCTTTCCTAAACGTAGAGCGCCATATACCGGGCCATATCTTCTATGCGCGATACAGACTATACCAGAACGGCGTCGATGTTTCCGGTGGCGCCCCAATCAGCGTTTTCAATGTAGGCGAAGAGGTGCCAACGGGTCGCGAAGAAGATCACGAAGAAACGTTCCTCCCGCACATCCCGGTCTTTCACATTCCGTACAAGTCTATCGATGACAGTTATTTCGGTATTGGCGGGTTGGAGAAGATCGAAACGGTATTCGCAGCGATCAACGACCGGCTTGTTCAGATCGATTATATTCTTTGGAAACACAGTGACCCTACAGCGTATGGTCCAGATTTAGAAGCGACTAACGGAGCCGTTCAGTTTGGCGGCAAATACATTCCGGTAAATAAAGACGACCCAACGCCCGGATATATGGTGTGGCAGGCTCAGCTAGATGCCGCGTTCAAACAGCTCGACATGCTATTGAGTATTATCTTTCAGATGTCTGAGACTCCACAATGGCTTTTCGGAACCACAATGTCTGGAGATAATTCTGGTGGGACCGGGACTTCGCATACAGACGGCGCGGCGATAAAAGCTCGATTCATGCCTATACTTTCGAAAATAAAACGTATTCGCGCCCATTACGATAAAGCAATACGCGATGCGCTTTGGACGTGTATGCTGCTCGAAAAAGCAGTCGGGGTCATTGATGTTGAAAATGCGGTTTATCCGCGGGCTATTTGGAGCGACGGACTTCCGAAGAATGAAAAAGAGCTCGCTGAGATTATGCAAATCCGTACAGGCGGCAAGCCTACGATTGATGTTCGCGGAGCCATTAAACAGCAGGACGATGTGGACGACGAAAAAGCTGACGAAATCATTCGCCGCATTGAAGAAGACGAAAAAACGACGAGCGGCTTTGTTGACGGATCGATTTTCAACAAGGAAGAACCGGAAAAGAACCCTTCGGACGAGGATAAAGAGGAAATCGCAGAGGAGGACGATAGTTAATGCCTCGTTCTCCTGAACCTCAATACGATTATCAGACGAATCGGCTTGCCGGATATTATCAGGAAGCAGTACGAGACATTTTGGCGGAGCTTGAACGAATTGACCTCGATAACTTTCGAAGGGCTAACGCGTTGGCGACCTTGAAATCTATTAGCGAGATCCTCAGCGATTTAGACGAAAAATCTTCCGCATGGGTCAAAAAGAATGTTCCGAAGGCGGCCACCGATGGTATTGCGCGGGCACTGGTCGCTCTGGACGTAGCAAAGACGGTGGCGGACGCGGAAAAGGTCGTTGCTTTTAACGAGGTAAACGAGTACATGGTTGCGGCTGCTGTAGCGGATACGCAGTCGGATTTGTTAGCGATTACGCAAAACGTCGATAGGAAGACGCGTGCCGCCGTGAGGAAAGCCGTTTCGGATTCGATGCGTCTTAATATGACCAAAGGGACGAACGGACGGCGCAGCATAACGGATTTGGTACGCAAGTCTCTTCGAGCTTCGGTGAGTACTGGCATTATTGACGCGAGGGGAAATCGATGGAAGCCGGAAGTGTATGCGGACATGGTCGTCCGTACAAAAATGATGGAAACCTACCGGGAAGCCCATACGAATGAGGCGGTAAGTCGTGGCGCATATTATGCGCAAATTTCGTCGCACGGAGCGAAGGATCTATGCCGTCTCCACGAGGGACAAATCATTAAGCTGACCGACGATGCTCCCGGCAATTATCCGACATATGACGAACTCAAAGCGACCGGGGAGATATTTCACCCGCGTTGTAAGCACGTAATTTCTACAATAAGAAACCCATCAAGCGCCGTGTAGCGCTTTTTTTTATTTTGTCCGAACGTTATGACGTTAAAAGAAACGGCTGCATCACTCAATAGCCGACGGGCTTTAAGCGGTGGAGGGACTGTATGAGCGAAGAACTTAAAGAAACGCAAACAAGCGAGGTTACCGATCAAACTACGGCTGAGGTGCCGGAAAATAAACCTGAAGTACAGACGGTGACTATGACGCAAGAGGAATTTAACGCTGTAATTGCTCGCGAAAAGGGGCGCGTTAAGAACAAGTACGCTGACTATGACGAAGTGAAGGCGAAACTTAGCGATTACGAAAAAGCCCAGAAAGAACGCGAAGAGGCGGAAATGACCGAGCTGGAAAAGCTTACGAAACAGCTCGACGAAAAGGCCGAAGCTGAAGCCACCTACGTAAAGCAGATTGAAGATTTAAAAGCGGCTGCTGAACAGGAAAAAGTGGCGAACGAATTTATCAAGGTTGCTACGAGCAACGGCATCGCCTACATTGACGACGCTTTACGTCTGGCTGACCTATCCGCGGTAAAGGTTGAGGACGGAAAAGTAATCGGCATGGAGGACGTTGTAAAGGGGCTCGTTGACAATAAACCGTACTTGGTTGCGAAACAACAAACGCTCAAACCGATCGGCCAGCCCTCTAATAGTGGAGGAGACGGAGACGGCGGTGAAATCAAGACGTTAGAAGCGCAGCTAAGCGAAGCAAGGAAAGAAAAGAATTTTTCGAAGGTAATCGAGCTTTCAAACAAATTGAAATCACTTTTGAAGAAGTAGGGGGAAAATAAATGTTAACTAGTTACGATTTTAAAGATCAGGTACGTCAGCTTGACGCCGGGATTGACCTTATTATTCAGGATGAGCCGACATTACTCGGTCTGATCGGCTTAAACGGAGAGGCGCTCTACCAGACTAAATTCGAGTGGATGTCTGATCGATTGAACTCAAACCTCGCAACTGTTAAATCGGTAGCGGAAGATGGAAAAATTACTGTGGCGGAAGATGACGGAGAGAAGTTTCGTAAAGATGCCATCGTCGTTTTTGGCGAAGAGTATCTGAAGGTTACTAACGTGTCCGGCGATGTGCTAACGGTTGTTCGCGGATTTGACGGAACAGTTCAAGAGGAAATCAAAGCCGGTTCTGAGCTGCGTATTGTTTCCCGTCCGCAAAATGAAGGCGCGGGTGTCGGTATCGATGAAGGTCACGACCGTTATGTAGATTACAATTTCACGCAAATCATTGAGAGATACGCTGCCGTATCGAACACTCAACAAGCAGTCCGTACACATAACGTATCGAACGAACTTGACTATCAAGTACAACTACGCCTTAAAGAGATGGCGCGTGAATTTAACGATTGGTTGATCTACGGCCGCAGAATTGACGGTAGGCCTCGTACAACTGGCGGTTTACTGACCTTTGCGAACTTGAAAGGCGCTGCTAAAGCTAACCTAAAAGGAGAAGAGGTTGGGGCTAAGGCAATTAACGATGTTATGGAGCAAGTGTATTTAAGAGGCGGATCTGCTAACACGATTCTCACCAATACTGCGGGCGCTCGTCAAATTTCGAAATTGGCGAAAGATACTATCCGCACAGAGAGAACGGACGCGGCTACAGGGCATCGCGTAAGCACATTCGTTTCTGATATGGTAGGTGGCGGAGTTGCGACTGTAGTTGTAGATCCGAACTTCCCTAAGAACAAAATCGCTTTGTTCGACCGTAACATTCTCTCTCTTCACCCATTGAGCGGGCGTTCTGTATATGACGAGGATGCTACAGTTCCGGGAGCTGACTTTGTTGCGCGTCAGATCCGTGGTGAATACGGAATCAAGATCAAAAACGCGAACGAAAAAATCGCTATTCTCGAAAATATCTCGACAACTGTATCTTAATGACAATCGACGGGCTTCGGCCCGTCTTTTTAATTTGAAAGGAGGCCAACAATGGCAATTACAGATGATCAGAAACGGAGATTAAATGAATCTATGCCAGTCGCCCACGATCTAAAGCTCGGTGACATCATTCAGGAATTACAGGAAGGCGGAGGCACGGCCGGTCCGAAAGGCGATAAAGGGGACACCGGACCTCAAGGACCGAAAGGCGATACCGGACCAAAAGGAGCGGACGGGTTCGGAACCAAAGCGCAGTATGACGACATCATCGCGCGGCTTAAAGCGTTAGAGGGAGCTGGCTCGTAATAATGGCCGTCTATAAGGCTTCTCCGTTTTATTCCGTAGGCACCGACCAGACGATCGTTTTCGACCATAAAGGCGTTTACGAAACCGATGTTCCGGCCGAAATTAAGCAGTTGAATGCATTATGTCCGCGATGGATTAGCTGTGTTGTGTCAGACGGTGAGACGGAAAAGGCGGAGGCAAAGGCGCCGAAAAAGCCTGCACGTAAGTCCTCCGGAAAATAAGGAGGGCTGTGCGTATGGCTTTAAGCGTAGAAGCTGCAAACGAATATATCAACCGAATGACAATCGATAACGAGGATTGGAACGACTATGACTTCGCAAAGCAGCAGCGTGTACTAAACGTAGCCGAGGACGTCTTGGCTCGAAAGTTTCGTAAGTACGTCATTCCTGACGACGCAGTTTACGAGTTTACGAATGTGCTTGCGACTGCTTATAACGATACGAACCGTCTGAATAAGCACGGCATCGCGTCTTTCTCACTCACCGGCGTCGGGTCGTTTACGTATAAGGAAACGCTTCGAGCTGACGATGAGTCTCTCATACCCAAAAAGACAATCGACCTGATCGAAGAAGAGAACGACGTAAAACTTAGCGGCCGGACCGTAAAAGCGACGGTGATGTAGTTGGCGATCATACCAATGCGTCAGGTCGTGACCGTTACTCGTGCTTCAGACGAAATAGACGTATGGGGAAACCCTGTGAACGTCGAGCCGTTCGAAATTAAGTGCCGAATCGACGAAGGATCTACTATTGCGAATTCACGTTCTTCCGGCGTTGTGAAGAGCGAGGAAGTCGTAGCCACGGCGCGTATATTGGTCGATACATTAGCCGACATCAGGTATACGGATACACTCGCGTTCACGAACGAGCTGGGCGAAACTATTGAACGTAAACCGAAGGAAATAAATGTGAAACGGCATGTCAGCGGTAAGCCGATTCTGACCGAGGTAATCGTATGAGTTTTACGTTGGATGCTGGCGATTTTCTATCGTTGTTGGATAGCCGAGAGGCAGCCGTTGAGCAGGCAGCGAAGACAGCGATGCATGATAACACGGATGACCTCGCTAGACTTGCGCAAAATATCGCCCCGATCGATAAAGCTACGCTCCGTCGCGGCATGAAAAAGAAGGTTACGCTAAAACGCGATAGCCTGATCGGTGAGGTATCGTTCCGAGCCGTTGATAAAGGCTTTAACTATGCGCTATGGACTCACGAAGCGGATTACAACCTCGGACCAGTTTCGGCAAGTGCAGGCGGAATCAACGGTTATCCAGTCGGCAACAAATATCTGGAACGTCCGCTGAAAGGTGAATCGCAGAAATACATTAATCACGTAGCAGACGCGGTAAGAAGGGAGTTGTGATACTCGTTGAAGATAACCGAATTAATCTCGTTTATACAGTCGCGGGTTGACGGCGTTTATTACGCAAACGGATTCCCGCGGAATGCGGCGGACGAATGTACTTATGTGCGATTTACAGGCGGATTTCCTCCGTCTCAATGGACCGGAAAGAGTCAGCCGTCGTTTCAAATAATCGTACGAGGAAAGGCAAGGGGTGACGCTGACTGCGAAGAGAAAGCGTACCAGCTTCAGGAAGCGTTAAAGAACCTTCGCGAAGTGTTTATCGGTAATAGCTCCATCGTTGTTATCCGTGCGGCCAATTCGGTGCCGTTATTTATCGGATACGACGACAATGATCGTCCCCAATACTCGTTAAATTTCGATTGTGTAGTGCGCCCTAACCGGGCGCTTTTTTAATGCAAAAATAAAGGAGGAAAACGGATGGCTGGAATTAAAACGATTCAAGTTCCTATCGGCCCCGCAATCGTCGAATACGGCGAGGGTAAGGATATGGTGACGTTTGACATCACGAAGGGCGGCATCGTTTTTAAGGCGCAGATGTCTAAGCAGGATACAACGGTCGACCAATACGGTGACTCGATCGTAGGTTCACGGACAAAGGGCGGAACCTGCGAATGTACCGTACCGTTTGCGATCTATGATTTAGAAAAGATTCATAAGGCGGTGCCGAACAGTAAGTACGTGTCTGACGGAGACAAAAAGAAGCTGGTGGTCAGCGGAAAAGCCGGATATGACTTACTGAAGGATGCGAAGCCTTTACGAATTAAGCCGACAGATCCGGAAGCGACGGCCAACGACTGGCTCACGATTCCGTTAGCTGGTGCGTCGACTGACATCGAATATACGTATGATTCCGATAATGAGAGGATCGCTAACCTAACGTTTACCGGTTATCCGGACACGATGGGAGACGGCGATCTTTTTATTATGGGCGACGAAACGGCCGGGACCTCTTCCGGAACCGGCAGCGAATAACAAACGAAAGGCATCGTCGAGAGGCGGTGTCTTTTTAATTAACGAAAGGAGAGTCGCATGAACATTTTCAAAAAGAAACAGGAGACTGATTCGGTCCAGCTCGGAAAGTATCCGGCCGAGGTTGCGAAACTTACTCCGGCCAAATGGAAACAGCTTTTCGCGGCACTCGATAAAATTCCGTTTCTCGTTCTGGAAGTCTTTAGCGCACCTAAAGTGGAGTTCTACTCGTACTTAGTGAACGCAATTGAGGTCGGCATGGATGAGATCGTCGAGATTACGGCATTATTGAGCGGCGTAGATGCTGAGTACATCCATGAAGAAGTTGGTACAGACGAAATTATCGAGTACATCAGGCTCACCGTTAAAAAGAACCGCCTTGATTCACAAGCAAAAAACGTGAAGAGCCTTCTTCCGAAACTCGAAAAGTAGACGAAGAGGGCGATCCGTATACGATTGACGACTATCTAATCGAAGCGGCTATCAGTTTAGGCGCCACTCAGTATCAGATAGAAAACGAGTTTTATATGGTAGATATCCCGAAATTTGTGCGCGCCAAGACGAAGCGAGGCGCGGTAAGGCGGATAGAAGACATTCGCGTACTTCTTGCAACGAATAGCCGGGCAAGTGAGGACGACGAGTATAAACAGCTCATGAATACGTTGATTCGGGCGGCAGGACTTCGCCCTGAAGTGAAATTCGACCGTGATAAATTCGAACAACTACGGGCTTTACAGGGGAATTTTCGGAAAGGAGGTAAATAGATGGCCGGAACAACAGTCGGAGAAATCCGGGCGCGTATTGAATTAGACATGTCAAACTGGACGCGTAGGCAGGCACAGATTCGAAATGATATGGCGCAAATGGGCCGTTCATCTGCGAATCTCTCGAAGCAAATGGCCCTCGTCCAAAAGGCTTCGCTTGCGGTCGGAGGCGCAGTCGTAGCCGGCATCGGTGTCTCCGTCAAGAAAGCGGCTGACTTCGAGGAGGCCATGTCGCGAGTTAAAGCGATCAGCGGCGCGACCGGTCAGGACTTCGAAGATCTGAAGAACATCGCGGCTAAGATGGGCGCCGAAACAAAATACACCGCAGTCGAGGCGGCCGAAGGTCTTCAATACCTCGCGATGGCGGGCTTCAGCGTAAAAGCGCAAGTCGGATCGTTGCCGGCCGTGCTTAACTTGGCTGCGGCTTCAGGCGAAGGACTCGGCCGTTCAGCGGATATCGTTTCGAACATCATGACCGGCTTCGGCATTAAAGCAGAAGACTCCGGACACGCCGTTGACGTACTCGTAAAAGCGATGACGACGGCCAATACGGATCTGCCGCAATTAGGCGATGCGATGAAGTTCGTGGCCCCTGTCGCGCACTCTCTCGGATACTCCATCGAAGATACTGCGACAGCCGTTGCGAAAATGTCAGATGCCGGTATTCAGGGATCGATGGCGGGTACGGCGCTTCGTGCGTCACTCTTACACCTTACGAATCCGGTCGGTCAGTCGGCCAAGGCGATGAAAAAGTACGGAATCGAAGTAAAGGACGCGCACGGAAACTTAAAGCCGATACCGGAACTCGTCGGCCATATTTCGAAGCAGTTCGAAGGGATGACGTCGGCGCAGAAAACGGCAGCGGCGGCACAGCTCGTCGGAGTTGAAGCGGCTTCCGGATTCGTTACGCTCTTGGGCGTGGGGGAAAAGGGACTGCGCAACTACTCGAAGACGCTGAAGGAAGCCGGCGGGACAGCGGACAAAGTAGCGAAAACGCAGATGGATAACCTCAAAGGGTCATTCGAACAGTTTACGTCTGCGCTCGACGGCCTCGGAATCGCGATCGGTAACGAGTTTTTACCTACTTTCCGAAAAATTGTCGAAACCGGTACGAAAGTGGTCGAGTTCCTTAGCGAACTGAATCCGGGGATCATTACGACGGGCATCGAAATGGCGGGAGCGGCGGCAGCGGTAGCGCTGGTTGCGTCTTCCATGATGAAACTCGGAATCGCAGTACGCGGTTTGTTCGTTGCGATGGGTCCGGCCGGATGGGTGATCACCGGGCTCTCTTTATTAGCGGGAGCGCTTGTCGGGGTGAAAGCGGGATACGATCAGATGAACACCGTTAGTTTAGAGGCGGCCGAGTCGAAGCAGAAGGAAATAGATTCTATCAACAGCTTAACGAAAGAGTTCGATAAACTTCAAAATAAAACGAAGCTGACTGCCGATGAATTCGTTTACTATCTCGATTTGAATGATCGAATTAAAACGGAGACGGATGCCAATTCCATTAAACGGATGAAGGAAGAACAGGAAGAACTGCGAAAAAAATCAGGTCTTACAAATGAGGAATTTAATCGCTACTTAGATTTAAACGATAAGGTTATCGCAAAAGCTCCGGACACTGCGGCCGCAATCAGCGAGCAAGGCAATGCCGCAGCAAAGAACACGGACGCATTAAAGCGTCTTAACAAAGAAAAAGCCGAGGAACTCCGGCTAGAACTGGAAACCCAAAGGGCTAAAGCTGAGGCCAATATGTCTAAATATATAGCCGAAGAAGCGCGATTAAAAGAAAAAGTTAATGCGTTGACGAGAGAGCGATCCGATTTAGAGCAGCAGGTATCTGATCAATTACAAGTTGTGGCAGCTAAAGAGAGCGAATTGGCGGCAGCTAAAGAGGCTAAAGATACCGCACGGGTGGCAATAGCTGAAAATGAGCTCAACTTAGAGCAAACAAAGTTGCAGAGATTACGAGAACAGTTTTCTACAAATATGGAAAACCTGAGCTCTAAGAATCAAGAGCTCCAAAAGACCCGTGAGAATATCAATCAGCTAGATGTCGTTAATCAGAAAATGATCGACCTTGAGCTCCGTCAAGTTGGATTAAACGCCAAAAAGGGCGAAGGCGTGAGAGTGATCGATAAGGAGATTGGACGCTTACAAGATGCGAAGGCGAACCTTAAAAATGTCACGAATGTTGCTGATCGTAAAACGGATGAGTATCGGAAGTCTGTTAAAGCAATTGACGACGAGATAGCAAACCTTCGTACCGCAAGAGGTCGGGTCGCGGATATTACGTCTGAAGCCCAAAGAATGAACGCTACTCTAAGTAAGGACATCACGAAACGAATCACGACAATTACTTCGGATGTTTCTATGAAGACGGAGCGTGCCGTAAGTCGTGGAAAAGGGAACGAAGGTACTTACCACACTGGCGGCGTCATCGGCCTCGGACAGATCAATAAACTTCACATCGGCGGCCTAGCGTCTCAATTCGCTAATCCGATGAGTCACGAAGTCGATATCCGGGCCCTGCGTAACGAAATGGTGCTTACTGAAGCGCAGCAAGCGAATCTTATGCGAATGATTGACGCAGGCCACACGACGGGCCTCGGAGGAGATTCCGGCTTATCGTCGGATATGCTACGCGCGCTCAGTTCGATTGAGCAGGCGATTAAGACGAAGGGTGGCGCTTCCATAATCGTAGATGGATACGAACTAGGCCACGTCATTGAGCCGCATATAAGCGCGATCCAGCAAGATGGCCTCGATATAGAAAGTCTAAGGAGCGGGAGGTGATTATGAATGGGAAATACGGACTTCATAAAGAAAATCGCCCCGGATGCGCAGAAAATATACGTGAATTATAAAATTCTCGCCAGTCTTGTAATCGCGCAAGGGTGCTTAGAAAGCGCCTACGGTACCAGTGGTCTTGCCGTTAACGGAAAGAATCTTTTCGGAGTGAAGGGCGAATATAACGGAAAATACGTCATCATGAAAACGTGGGAAGTAATAAACGGAAGGAACGTTCAAGTGGACGCCAAGTTCCGGAAGTACCCGACGTGGTATGAGTCGATGCAAGACCTTGCGAAGCTTTACGTAAACGGCGTCAGTTGGGACCCGAATCACTATAAGGCGGTCGTAGGTGAGAAAAACTACAAGAAAGCGACTGCTGCGCTAGTAGATGCCGGTTATGCAACGGACCCATCTTACGCGTCAAAGCTTAACAGAATTATTGAAACGTACAACCTGACGAAGTATGACACCGCCCCATCACCGTCGAATCCATCTACTCCTTCTGCGCCGGAGACAAACAACCCGGCTCCGGTTGTCGTTGAGGAGCCTGAGGTATCTATCGATGTTTTTTCAAGCGTTTATACAACGCCTCCATCCGGTGTCCCTATTACGGATAGCAACTTCCGGATACTTTACAAGGATGGACGCATAATCGATATGGCTCGCGATTTATCGGTCCTTGTACGGAGTTTCAAGATTGCTTCGCCCACTCCCGATATCGATTACGAAACGATTCCGGGGAGAGACGGCTTAGTTCGAGTAGGAAAAAACTTCGGGGCCCGAACGTTGACTGCCGAATGTCTCTTGCTCGGAGCGGATGACGTTGATTTTCATTTATTACAAGCGGAACTCTTTCACGCGCTTCATCGCGAGGAGGAGTTCTTTTTAGTTTCGGAAGCGACGCCGAAAAAGCGATGGCGAGTCGAGCTGAGCGCATCATTCACGCCTGACAGAATCGGCAGCTTCGGAGACTTTACGCTGACTTTCCAAAGCGCCGCGACTTATTGCGAATCAGTCGGCACCACACTGGATGCGTTTACGTTTGATGTGAACAAATGGCAGATAGGCGAAGGGCTGACGGACGATATCCCTTCGTACAAACACAAGACGAAGACTTTTCGTATTTTCAACGCGGGAGCCGTCCGGCTAGATCCGAGATACATGCCTTTGAAAATTACGTATAAGGGCGCGTCTGATAAATTGTCGATCAAAAATAGAACGACGGGCGATCTATGGACGTTTTCGGGCAAATCTACCGCGAAGGAAGCGATTCAAATTTCCGGGGTTACTGCGAAAAAGGGGAACGTTAGCATCTTCGGTCAGACAAATTTCGGGCTTATCACGCTAGAGCCCGGATGGAATGAATTCGAATTAAGCGGGTCGAACGGGGATTTTGAGATTGCGTTTGATTTCAGATTCCACTATTACGCGTAGGGAGGTGTGCCATGTCGAGTCTGTTTGTGAAAAATCTCGCTAATCAAGTCGAAGCATTAACGGACTTCAGCGTGACAAAGAAAGATGAAATCGATAACGGTAGATCTTTAGATGTATCAGTTATACAGACGGAACGGAACGTGCACTCCTTTCCACTGATACAAAATGAGGGTTCTCTATTTTATGAAGATGAGGAATTTGTTATCAGAAAGACACGGTACGTACCGATCGGGAGCAAGAGACTAAAGGTCGACATTACGGCCCTGCACCGATCATTTTCAGATCTCGGAGAAAATTACGTGTACGAGACTTCGGGGAAAAAGAAAAAACTTTACCTCGAAGATATGCTGGATATCGCATTAAAAGGCTCCGGGTATTCTTACGAAGTTGTACCGGATGGTCTTGGTGATTCATTTGAAGTAGAGGATTTTGGGAATGGATACTCGCTCGGACTGTTAAACGATATAAAAGAAAAATACTCGGCGGAATATGAATGTATTGGAAAGAAAGTGTACTTCGCGAAGGAGATAGCGAGAGATACAGACTATGTTATTCGCGATCGAGTAAATGTAAAAGATCCGACACAGGAAATCGACACCTCTTCTATAAAAACGTTTATCAAGGGCTTCGGAAAGAAAGACGACAAGACAGGGAAATATGCGGTCGAAGCTGAATACAAAAGCCCTTTGGCTGCAATCTACGGAATTAAACACGCAAATCCAATATTCGACGACTCTTACACGGCAAAGGACGAGGGGAAACTTGAGCAGCGGCTAGAGAAAGAACTGACCGATAAGATTGAAATATCTATCAGTTTGACATATGTAGAAGTCGAAGCTTTGAAAATGCAGGACATCCGAAAAGGCGATTACGTGTGGTGCATATTAGAACCATTTGATCTTCGCACCAAGCTACGCGTTGTCAGTGTCGAGTCTTATTCTGATCCGAATAAACCGTCTGTTTTTACTTTCGGAAAATTGCGGCCGAACATCAGTAAAACTGTCGCAAAACTAGGTCGTACGCAGAGTACGCTCTCCAAGCTTATCGATACGTCAACTGGGAAAGTGAAAGGCAGCGCCATAAGCGGAAACATAACCATCGGAAAAGACGCGATTTACGAAGACGGATACGATCCGACAAAGCTGACGATTCCTACGTACGGCCGGGCAAACGCAACCACTGACGGTCTTATGAGTTCGTCGGACTACGTGAAGCTGGCGAGTATCGTATTAGGGCCCGACGGTCAAGTTTCTGTCTCGCTGGCTACCGAAACGACTGACGGCTTAATGAGCGCAGCCGACTTCGCAAAGCTGAAGCGCATCAAGGTCGGTACGGCTGCGGTGGATATATCGACACTTTCGCAACAGCTCGAATCTATAAACAAGCGCCTGACCGCGCTAGAGAATAAATAACGAGGAGGAATACAATGCCGAAATTTCCGTACAGAAAGGCCGGGGCGGCGTGGGACCGTGTTTTTCGTAACGACCACAACCAAAACCTCGATGATATTGCGGACGATATTAAAGGATCATACACGGAATTGGCCGCACATAAGAACGCGAAAACCGCCCACACGTCGGAGCAAATCGACCATGGCGGTTTTTCTTTGCGCACATATATCGACGGCCTGTATAACCGTATCAGAAATCTGATCCTTAACGCGGATGGTACAAACGTAAAAGAGGTCGTTGACGCTCGTGTAGACGCGGAAGGAAACATCGCGCCTTTATTGAAAGAGCGACTCGACAAAGAGTATAACAAGCTTTTACGCAAAATTGAGCGCGATGTAAACGTTGATGACTACGGAGCCGATCCGACTGGTGTTAACGATAGTACAGAAGCGTTTAAAAAGGCGATCGGGAACGGTAAGGTGCGGCTAAATCTATCGGCCGGGACGTATATCGTTAAAGGCGTCAAACTGCCGTCATGGACGTATTTGATCGGCCAAGGTATGGGCGTTACTACGCTGAAGCTGCACGAGGATACGCCGGCCAGTGAGTGGGTCATTATTAACGCGGACCCGGAGTCCGGCAACCGGAACATCGTAGTCCAAGGAATGTCCCTCGACTGGAATCCGGAGCGGCAAGGCGGCGTGAGTTCAACCGGGGGCATTCATTCAAGCTGCTTAACTTTTGCGCAAGTGAAATTCGGTATCGTCCGGGAAGTAGAGGGGATTAATCCGGGTCTTCATTGTTTTGACATAACGGCACCTACCTACAATATTTCAACGAAAGATTACACCGCAAAAGGTAGTAAATACGTATGGGTTGATCGCTGCATCGGGTCTGGATATGGGGATGACGGAATCACCACGCATTATAGCGAATATATTTTCATTACTCACAACGTAATGACATACCCAAGCGGAAAAGCCCACGATAAAGGGGCCTCAAATTCAAACGGAATTGAAGTGGATGACGGCTCCAAGCATGTATGGGTTGTAGATAATTATACAGAGGGAAATGTTCGGGGCGTAGAAGTCAAAGCACACGCTAAGTGGCCGGCTCCATGTAACGTCCATATCCGTGGTCACGAATCTTTTCGTGATGTTCGATCATTTGATTTGCGTCACATCGGGCACCACCTCGTATCAGATCCGTGGAGCGAGACGGCAAGGGACGTGACGTTGGTCGATTGTACAGCCAGAGAACCCGTATTTAATTCTCTATACGAAGGAATAGGCCCGAGGGCGCTAGTCGTATCGGCTTACCAACGCGTTAAGATAATCGGGTTTACGGCTATAGGCGACCCAACATACGACTACAGAGGTAACTCAGTAATCGCGTTTCAGTATAAAAGTCGGAAAATAAGCGTCACGAACCTCCAAGTGTCGGGCTTTAAAAATGCAGGGTGCGATGTTAAGGTGACTGGCGGCGATCAACGGACGGATGACGTCTTCATCTCGGACTTCGTTATTCACGATTCGGCTCATAATGGCATCGAGATCGGAGGCGGTGTGTACAACGTCAATCTGGATAACGGAATTCTGCACACGTCGGGAGGTACGGCTGGTGTTACGTCTCCGAATACACAAACAAATATTTCAATGGTCCGGTCGTATGGTTATAAGGATGCGGCAATTCTCGGAGGGCAAAAGTATTCATTCGTTCCCAATAACATTAAAGGCGGGTTTCGGGCAGCTTCGACATCAGGACATCCGGTAGACAAAACAAGCGCAGTCATTGCGACCACAGGCGGATGTACAACGAAAGGACCTAGAAACGTCGTTTTAGGCGCCAGCGGTGGCTCATCCACAACAGCTTCTCGTCAAGCGGTTATAGCGTCAAACAATTCACATACAAAAGGTGACGGGCCGTCGAGGGTCGTACTCGCTGCCAACGGGGTTATCAACGATAACGGATACAGCGTCAGAGGGGGCTACGGAAGCGGAAGCGCCTCGGTCGGAAATACGAGATGGGAACTCGATTCGACTGGCGGCCATATTCGCGGCACAGGGCGAGTGGAGAGCGTCTCAGATTTCAAAGACTTCGCGGAGTATTTCGAATCTGCTGACGGTAAGAAGATTGATTCAAGCTGTCTCGTCGCGCTAGAAGGCGAAAAGATACGAAAAGCAGGCGAGGGAGATAAGATTCTCGGAGTGGTTTCGGAAACTGCGGGCGTGGTGCTCGGCGGTGCTGCGTTCTATTGGAACGAGCAGTACGAGAGAAACGAATTCGGCGGCTTGGTTTACGAAACGGTTATCGATGGCGGCGAAGAGTTAAGCGTTCCAAAATTAAACCCCGACTATGATCCGACTCTTGAATATGTGCCGCGTGACTCTCGGGACGAATGGCATGTCATCGGTCTGATCGGCCAAGTCTTTGTCAGGATTGACGAAACAGTGAACGTAGGGGATAGCGTATCAGCAATTGGCGGCATCGCGACTAAAGCAGAAAGCGGCGGCTATGGGACCGTTATGAAAATCAAATCTCCGTATGATGCGGAAAAAGGCTACGGTGTAGCGCAAATGATCGTTACGCCACAGCACTAAGGAGGTTTTGCAGTGATACACAATAACGCACCACTTGCGTTCGAGGTGACGAGCAGGACGAAAACGAACATAAAAACCGCAATACAGTTCAGCACGCAAGACATCGATACGGCGCGTTTAATCTTCTCGTTAACAAAGGATGGCGTCCCATTGCCGTTGTCTGCCGTTACCGGAAAGCTCGTCATGTTTATGGCGGACGGCAGCCGGTTCATAAGAAGTGTAGATATTACGGATAAAGTCGAAGGGGTTGCGCAGTACGTTCTGTCTGCCGAAGAGATCCGACACAGTGGCGATGTGCAGGCGGAACTTTACCTGTATTACGCGAATAAGCAGGCGCTTTCCATCCATAAGTTTTCGTTTACCATCGACAAGGCGCTGATTGATACGGATATCGTACCGTTGGCGGAATACTACGTGGATGACTTCGAAGCGTTGCGCCAACAAATCAACGACTTATACGGCGAAGTGGTCGAAACAGTCGAAGAGCTGCGCAAGAAATTCGAAGACCTTGAAAATATTGAAACGAAAGAAGGGGCGCAAGCAAAAGCGGATGCTGCGGAAAAGAATGCGAAATCGTATACGGACACTCATACGAAAAGGACGGACAACCCACACTCAGTAACGAAAGATCAGATCGGGCTTAGTAACGTTGAAAATGTTAGACAGGCCGACTATTATGCGTTTCGCCAACACGACAACAACGGAGAACGCCACACATCAAAAGTTGAGAAGGACAAGTGGAACGGATCGCAGTTGTTTAAATTGACGCAGGATACCGGCGCGGCAAAGTACATGACGGACACCGATTTTAATACGGTGACAGATACCGGCTTCTATTATATGAGCGGCGCAACGACGACATTGAATGCACCGGTAAATAACAACGGATATCTTCTCGTTCATAACTACAGCACATACGCGTATCAGGAATACACGTCCTATAGTAGCAATGATTCGACGTCGTCCGGCCGGCGGAAATTTATGCGTAATAAGGTCGCGAGTTCAGATTCATGGACGTCTTGGCGCGAACTCGAATCGGTAGAAGGAGCGCAATCAAAGGCAGATAAAGCACTGACAGACGCTAAAGCCTATGCAGACACAAAAGTGGGGCAGCTCACGGGTGTGTGGACGGTCATTCCTTTAATAAACGGTGCAATCACTGACGCTGCATCCCCGTTGCGGTTCCGAACTAAAAATGGAGGAGATGAAATTCAGCTTAATGGAGGATTTAAGTCTACGTTTAATACGATCATCGCATCAGGATTGCCGAAGATAAAAAATCCGATCGAATTCCTTGTTGCAACTGTCGGAACATACGGATACTTGCGAATGGATTACCGAGTCAACGGCGACTTGTATCTGGCTGGCGGAACCGTAAATAGTGAGACAGGAATTAGTAAAATCTCTGTAAATATAACGATTCCATTAGCTTAAAGGAGGGCGACACGTGGAAGACACCACTATTTTTCTGGAAGATCTTCTGGTTCAGGATTCGGGGCTCGCTTACGAGTTATTGCTTATGCAGGCAAAATATGAAGAACTCAAAAAAGAGAACGCACAGTTAGCTTACGAAATGATGACTACAACAACGGGAGGTGCTTGAATGGATTGGTATAACAGTATCAAAGGTTGGTATGAGCGAGGGTTTTGGACGAAAGAAATGGTTGCAGATGCTGTTCGGTATGGAAAGATTACGTCGGAACAATACAAGGAAATTACCGGAGAGGTCTATCCGACTCCCGGGGATGAGCCTTCTGAGAAGACTGACGGTTCTATCGTAACTCAGTAAATAACGAAAAGGAGGCGTAGTTATTGAACGGCGGCGAATTAGACGTACTCAAATATTTTTTAACGCAGGGGCCGTTCGCGGTCCTTTTTACGTGGCTGCTGATTTACGTAATGAAATCGAACCGTGAGCGTGAATCGCGGCTACAAGATCTACTCGATAAGTTTAGCGATAAGTACGACGTCATCATCGACAAGATCGATAGACTCGAAGAGAAATTCCGCGGAAGAGAATAACCGATTAAACGTAACACGCCCGTCAGGTGAGAGTCCCGGCGGGCTTTTTAAATTATGAAAAAGGAGACGATGAGACATGGTGAAAATCACAAAGGACTTTATTCCAGTAGGACACAATAACAGACCGGGATACGCAATGAACCCAGCGTACATCACCGTTCACAACACGGCGAACACGGCAAAAGGGGCAAGCGCAGCCATGCACGCCCGATATGAGAAAAATCCGGAGACACCTACCAGCTGGCACTTTACAGTAGACGAAAAAGAGATTTACCAACACCTGCCATTGAATGAGAACGGCTGGCACGCGGGAGACGGAAACAGCGGAACCGGCAACCGGAAATCTATCGGCATTGAAATTTGTGAGAATAGCGATGGGGATTTTGAGAAAGCCGTGGCGAATGCTCAATGGCTGATCAAAAAGCTCATGAAGGAGCAGGGCATTTCCCTTGCAAATGTCGTTCCACATCAACACTGGTCGGGTAAGTATTGTCCGCGCAAATTGCTTGATCGGTGGGACTCTTTTAAGGCCGGTATAAGCGGCGCGCCATCTTCACCAGCGAAGACAGAAACCAAGACGTCCGGATCGACATACACCGTTAAGAAAGGCGACACTTTGTCCGAAATTGCGGTGAAAACTGGCGTCAGTATGGCGAAGTTACAAGCATACAATGGCATTAAGAACGCGAATAAGATTACGGTCGGCCAAGTGTTAAAACTGACGGGGGCGGCCGGCTCTTCTAAACCGTCATCCAGCGGTAAGAAATACGTTTACCTTCCGGCGTCTGCCGCCTCATGGCGCATCTATCCGACCAACAAAGCACCCGTCAAAGGGAACGAGTTAAACTATTTGCGTCCGAAAAAATTCGGCGGCCTTAAATACGAAATTCTTGCGAATCCGCAAACGGACGTGTACACGATCAAGACGGACCAGTTCGGAAAGGTAAACATCTATGCCGGAAAAACAACAGGCGCAACAGTAAAATAAACGAAAAGGGAGACGATAATTATGGAAGAAGTATTAATTTTCGCGACTATCCTCGCGCCCATCCTAACGGCGCTCGTTCAGCTCGTTAAGAAAACGGTTAAGCTGCCGACGAATATTGTACCGGCTCTCAGTTTCGTCATCGGTATCGGATTGGGCGCGATTGCCTATCCGTTTACTGACCTCGACTTGGTGCTGCGTTTGTGGGCCGGCGGCTTTGCGGGTCTGGCAGCGACAGGTCTTTTCGAAATCGGAACAAAACGCGAGGGAACTACGAAATAAAATAACGGAACTTTTTGCGGGCGCTTGCGTATGAATACGTGGGTGTCCGTTTACATAACTGAAAAATAAGTTATCATTAGAAGAAAAAGGTCGTGATCGTATTGAAGCGGGTTGGGCTACTTTTTTCTGCGTTAATAGCTGCGTTTTTAATCGGTGGGTGTTCATCTGATTCGCAGCCTCATAACAAAGACAGTACGGCAAAAGCTGAGGAAGTGAGCACAAATGAAAATCTAGGTGAAGATAGTGCTATTTGGGCTTATTCAGCAGAAATGAATGATAAGGCAAATTACGATGGGCTAGATATTAAAATCGATCGGATTTTGATATCGCCATCAAGCGCCCACATTGCGATAAAAGGATCGATAGAAAACATCGGGCATTCTTCCTTTGAAGCGTATCCGGCAGCGGAAACAATCAAGCTTAACACCGGAGAGGAATTAGGTCCGGAAGAAGTGATAAAAGTAGTTGATGACGGCACGAATAAATTAAAGAAGAAGGGCGATCGTCTCGATTTCTTCTACGCTTGGCCTATGTCCAATACAACTCCGAACGAAGTGACAAGCATAAACCTATCTTGGAATATCTACAAAACGCTTGGAGATGACGCCGTAAACTCAGCTACCTTCACGCGAAATTACACACTAAAACAATAACGATAAGCCCCGTCCTTAACCGGATGGGGCATTTTTTACGTTTATGATATCCGAAAACCTCACGAAATTAGTATCGCCTCGTGCGTCCTTCACGCGAAATTCCTTCCGTATATGATCCACGTAATGAACTGCACCGATTACTTCGCGTATGTATCCGTCGTCGTAAAGCTCAAACGACAAATCTACGCCTACTTCCATCGATTGCGCGACCGTCACTTCCATATCCTCGATCTGCTGCGCGTCCAGTTGCGGCTTCTCTACTTTAAGCTTCGCCTCGGCCAGTCTCTGAAAGCCTTCGCGTAATTCCGGCAAGATAAAACTCGAAGCCCACAGTTTGTTATCGCTAGTCAT